AATCTGCTCAGCGTGCCCTGAGAAGCTACGAGCCAGCGTTTGCCGCGATCGGCAAGCGACTCTATGCCTTCAACACGGCCAAGGTAGGCAAGGCGCAATTCGACAAGGTGGGCGAATTCGGCCAGGCCGTCAAAGACGCGTTCAACAAGGTGGTCGCCGAGGCGGTCACGGGTAGCACCTTCCATGATCACCAGATTGGCACGCTGGGCGACGACATGCCGCTCACCATCGATGCGGAGAAGGCCAATGGCAAGGAAAAGGGTGAATTCACGCTGTACGTGAACGTGGGTGATCTGCCGCTGCGCGTGACGACCAATGCTGGCATGGGCGAAACCGTCGATGCCGTGGGGTTAGGGCGCCGTGTCGTCAACCAGGTCAATAACATCAGCACCGACCTGGAGAAAGCAAAATCCAGCCTGGCCGCCGGCCAAACCGACCTGATCCGCTTGCGCAAGAAGATGGGAGCGCCATTCGAGCATCAGCAGGAGCTGGCCGAGAAATATGGTGATCTCAAGCGCCTCGAAGAAGAATTGCGTCTGGAAGGCATGGCCCCGGCCGCCGTGCCCGTTGTCATCAATGAGGATGGCGCCACGGCGGAAGAGGCGGGCGCGTCCCCGGTCCTGGCCTTTAGCCGCTCGCGCATCGACAGCGACGACCCACTGGTCAACATCTTCACGGAAATTGCCCAGGATGACGATGCTTTCCGCCTGCCCGATAGCGCCGGCACGACGCTGGCCACCGTCATTGGAGACATCGCGCCAGGCTTGAGCGTGGACGAATACCGTGGCGCCGGCAAGGATGAAGACCAGCTGGTCCCGGTCGATCGCATCTGGACCGTGACCGACGAGGCACGCCCCGGCCTGTCCGCGTCTGTCTACCGCAACAACAAAAACAAGGAAATCTGGCTCGATATCTCGAACTGGACCGAAGGCAAGCGCGGCGCGCAGGTCTATCAGGCCGTTGCCACTTTCGCCAAGAATACGGGCCACACCTTCATCGGCGACCCACAAGGCCTGTCCGACAAGGCCCTGTACCGCCGTACCGAGCACATGATCTCTTCGGCGCTGCGCCACGGCACGACAGCGCATCTGGCGCCCCATTCGCGCCAGGTGGAGGCTGACGGTACCGCCGCCGGCGCCGCCGTGCGTCCGATCAAATGGACGGCTGGCGAGCATGCGGAAAACTTGCGTGAAATGCTGGTTTCGTCCTACACTAACATCCTGCAAGTTTTCCCAGAAATCAACAATGTTAGCTACAACTTTGCCCGCGCGCGCTTCGAGCGCTCTTCACCCGTTCGGGCACCTGCCGATGGGCTACGCATTGGCGAACCCGCTGCGGGAGAACGTGCTGATGAGCAAGGAACACAATCCGGACGAGCTCGAAGCGCTGACGGACGAGGCGCTGACAGCCATGATGAAGGCGCGGGGCAGTTCGGCCGAGTGGATGCAGATGCTTTCACGGACGCGGATTTTGCAGCTGCTGCGAGATCGCTTCGCAGTGCTTATGACGACCGCTTTCCATCCGGAAGAGGAGCGTATACGCCTCCGCTTGGCGTGTCTGATCTTAAGAGAGCGGCACTTGTCGCTACCGTATTACGCGAAGAGGGATCAGCAGCAGGGCGAGCAGTTCTGGATCAAGTTTCAGACCGGCTGCTACAACGAGTAAGCCCCCAGCTCGACTCCATTCTTTACAGCCGTGATGCGGAATACTTCCGTGATGACGGCAGTTTCCTGCCATTCGTTCCCGCCGGCGTTGATGCCGGCGCCGCTGCGCCCGTCGAGCTGACGGGCCGTGAGCTGCTGCAGGCGAAGAAATCAACCGAACAACTGAATCGGCAGCTGGCCAAGGCCGGCATGGCGCCCGTGCGCGCGCTGCGCGCGGCGCCCAACGTCAGTTTCGCCCTAGCGCGCCAGGTTGGCGAAGCGTTGGGTATCGAGGTCAATTTCGTCAGCAAAAGCGCCGACTTCGAAGGCGTGGCATACAACGGCACGGCCTACCTGGCCGATGGCATGCGCAATGCCGAACTGGCGATCGCTGGGCACGAGACACTGCACGCGCTCGAGCAAAGCAATCCTGCGTTGGGCGCCAAGCTGCGCGCGCAGATCCGCGGCTATCTGGGAGAGGGAGTAGTGCAGGATCGCCAGGCGGCTGAATTTGTCGTCAGCGGCTTCCAGGAGGTGACGCATGCCCAGGCCGAGGCCGAAGTAATCGCCGATATCAACGGCGCGATGTGGGTAGACCCGGTATTCTGGGCCGATCTGGCCAAGGCCGACCGTTCACTATTCCGCACCGTCGCCTATAAATTCATGGAGTTGGCGGCCAAGGCCATCAAGAGCTTGCGCAGTTCCCGCTTTGACGTTGCCAACCTGGTCAAGGACGTGGCGGCCGTGCGCGCCATCATGGTATCGACCTGGACGGAACACAACGCCCAGCGCGACGTGGCCGTATCCGGCGTGCTGCGCAGCACGGCCGAATCGTCAGTCGCCTTGCCGCGCGCTCAGTGGCTTGCGCACGAGGCGATAGCCAAAGAAGTTGACAACCGCATCGGCCAGTTTGCGCACCAGCCCACGGTGCGTATCCGCGACAGCGCTTTCGGGGTCTTGCCGGGTGTCGCATTTGATGAGCGGGTGTCCGGTGCTGTGTACGAAGACGTCATCTACTTGTTCCGTGACGCCCTGCCCAACCTGCGGGAGGTCCAGCGGACGCTGTTTCACGAGATGCTCCATTATGGGCTCCAGCGTTATTTGCCAAAAGACCAGTATATCACCCGCATGAAAACGCTCTACCAGCGCGATGCCTACTTCCGTTCGGAGGCGGACCGCTGGGCCAAGGGTGAGCAGGGCCAGGTGGCCGCCGCCTACGGCGGACAGGCGTATGCGCTGGCGCGCGGCGTCGACGAGGCGCTGGCCCAGCTGGCCGAGCCCAATGCCGGCGTGTACATCAAAAATGGCCTGCGCGACCGGGCCGAGCGTACCGTGCAACGCTGGCTGGCCAGCCTGGCGGAATTCTTCGGCATGCCAGAGACGGCCGCGTACTGGCGCAGCATCAAAAACGAAGAGGCCCGCACGCTGATCCAGCAGATTTTCCAGAAGATCGAGCACGATCTGCCGCCGGCGGATCCGTGGGCGGGCGGCGGCGCCGCTGCACAACGCTCCGCCACGCGCGGCGCTTCGAAGGTCAACAAGGGCAACCAAGATCGCGGCAACGCTAATATCGCTTTCAGCCGCGCCGGCATCGGCGAGGCCTTGAAAAATGCGACCAACAGCATCAATGCGGTCCGCCTGCCCGCGAACTACCGCGTAGGCGACCTATTCAACCAGTCGGGCAAGATCAGCTGGTGGCACAAGACCATCGGCACCATGGACAACCTGGCCAAGCGCGAACCCGCGTTCGCCCGGGTCTATGAGGCCGTGCAAAGCTTCATCGGCGACGTGTCGCGCTACGCGGTCGTGTCGGCCGACCTGGCGCCACGTCTGCTGCCCAAGTTGGAGGACATGGCGGACGTGATCGGCAGGAACCGCAAGAAAGCGCTGACAGCGGCCGACACCAAGGCCATTGGCGCGCCAATTTTCGAGGGCACCTTGGCCTGGGCACGCGACGAACACGACAAGCCGGTTCGGATTGCCGTGCTGGAAGCGAAGTTCGAGCAGATGACGACGGAACAAAAGGCCCAGGTCCTGCTGAGCAAGGGCGTCATCGATGACGGCCAGAATCAGGCCTGGATGCGCAACCCGCTCGACTTCTACGAGCGCATCATCAACAGCAAGTTTGCCGATACCCAGCTCAAGGCCGGTCTTGTATGGAGTGATGCCGAGCTGCGCAGCATGTTCCGCCTGAACGATGAGCAGATCGGCCTGTACCGCGAGTTCCGTGACGCGCTGGACAAGAGCCTGACCAATCTCACCATTTCCGAAATGGTGAAGCTGGGCGGCAAAGATGCCAGCGGCATGCTTGAGCGAGCTGTTGCGGCGCCGGATCTGGCCAGCGCCGGCGAACTGCTGCGCGATCATTTCATCGCCTTGGGCAAGCTGCATCCCGAAAAGCTCGATATCCACCTGGACACGGCCAAGCAGATCATGGACCTGGCCGACAAGGGAGAAGACCTGATGGACCGGGGCTATGCGCCCCTGTCGCGTTTCGGCAAGCATACGGTCTACGTCCAGAAGGATGGCGAGCAGCTGTATTTCGGCATGTTCGAGACGCAGTACGAGGCGTCGAAAATGGCGCGCGACATGGCCGCCGAGCACCCAAATGCCGACGTCTCGCAAGGCACGATCTCGGAAGACGCTTACAAGCTGTTCGCCGGCGTATCACCAGAGACGATCGAGCTGTTCGGCTCCATGGTCGGGCTCGATGACCAGGATGACCCGAAGCACAACGAGGTGTACCAGACCTACCTGAAACTGGCGAAGAACAACCGCAGTTCCATGAAGCGCCTGATTCAGCGCAAGGGCATCGCTGGCTTCTCCGAAGACGCGGGCCGCGTACTGGCCGGCTTCATCTACAGCAACGCCCGCCTGACGGCCGGCAATGCCCACCTGGGCAAGATCGATGAGGCGGTCACGGAAATTCCGAAGCAGCAAGGCGAATTGACCGATGCGGCCATGCAGCTACGCGAGCACATCCGCAATCCGGAAGGCGGCGGCAGCAAGCTGGGCGGCCTGATGTTCGCTCAATTCCTGGGCGGCTCCGTCGCATCGGCCATGGTCAACTTGACCCAGCCCTTCGCCATGACGATGCCGTACCTGTCGCAGTGGGGTGGCCTTGGCAAGGCTGGCAAGCGCCTCACTGCCGCCATTCGTGACGCGGCCAAGGATACGACGGGCGACGCCCGCCTCGACGCCGCAATGAAGTGGGCGGCGGAAGAGGGGATCGTGGCGCCGCAGGAGGTCCATTACCTGCAAGCGCAGGCGCAGGGCAAAGGCGGCTTGCGCTCCGGTGACGGCACGCGCGCCGGAAATACGCGTGCGCACATCAACAACGCTTTGTCCAAGGTGTCGCTGGGCTGGGGTAAGCTGTTTGCCATGGCCGAGCTGGCCAACCGCCGCATTACCTTCATCGCGGCCTATCGCACGGCCGTGGAAGAGGGGATGCCCAATCCGGAGCGCTTTGCGCAGCAGGCGGTCACGCAAACGCAGGGCATGTACAACGCCGGCAACAAGCCAAAATGGGCGCGTAGCACCATTGGCGGGCTGCTGATGACGTTCAAGCAGTATTCCATCGCCTACCTGGAGCTGCTGTCGCGCATGGCCTTCGCGGGTGAACCTGGCTCGAAAGAACGTGCAGCGGGCCGCCGCGCGGCACTGTACATGGTCGCCGTGCTGTTCCTGATGGGCGGCGCCGATGGCCTGCCGTTCGAGCAGGACCTGGAGGATGCGCTCGATGGCATCTTGCAGCGGCTCGGCTATAACTTCTCGACCAAGCGCAAGAAGCAAGAGTTCCTGACCGACGTGCTGGGCCAGGGCGGCGCCGATTTTGCCCTGAAGGGTTTGTCGGCCATGCCGGGCATGCCCATCGACGTCGCCGGCCGCTTCGGCATGGGCAACCTGATTCCCGGCACTGGCCTGCTGACGAAGAAGGATTCGTACACCCGCGACCTGGGCGAACTGGCCGGCCCTGCCGGCGACTTCGTCAAGCGCGTCTTTACGGGTACCGGCAAGGCTCTCGGCGGTGATCTGCTGGGTGGCGCACTGGAAATGTCGCCGGCGGCCGTGCGCAATCTGGCCAAGGGCGGCGATATGCTCGTCACGGGCGCCTACCGCGATACCCGTGGCTATACGGTCAACGAGACATCGCCGACGGAAGCGGTGATGAAGATGATCGGCTTCCAGCCCAACAGCACGGCCGACATTCAAGGGCAGAAGGGCCAGGCCCTGGATATGATCAGCCAGAACCGGATGCGATCCAGCGAAATCGCCGAGCACTGGGCGCAGGGCCTGGCCAACGGCAAGCCGGGAATGGTGCAGGAGGCGCGCGCCATGCGTGACGACTGGAACGAGAAAAATCCAGAGGCACCGATTCGTGTCAGTTTGCCGGGCATCATCCGCCGGGTGCGCGCGATGCGCCAGGATGCGCTGGCCCGCACGCAGAAGACCGCGCCAGCCGCGCTGAAACAAACAGTGCGCGCCGAGCTGGCCAGTGTCAGGGATTAAGCCCTGAATGAAAAAATCCCCGGGCAAACCCGGGGATTTTTATATAAGGCTATTTCTTACTTTCATCCACGGACGCTGAGAAATCGACTTCGTCATCATCCAGTTCCTTGAGCCATTCAGCATACTCGACTGTATTGCAGTTCTTGCATGGTGGAGCCCAAGTCGATGGATCGTAGCCATCATCATCCATGTCGCGCATGTAGCCATCCTGGCACATCAGGTCTGGATAGCTGGTGCCGCCGCTATAGCCTTGCAAGAAGCAGCTTGTTGGCCTTGGTTTAGAGCGCCGATATTTGCGGCGCTGCTGGGCGTTCATGAAGCTGCCTTACTGGCAGCGATAGTGGCGACGATGGCACGGGCAAACTCAACGCGCAGGCTAGTTTCGTGGTCGTCGTGGCCTATTCCTATTTCGCAAGATGCGGCGATGTCATAAATGCGCTCATCCGTCATTTCTTTGGCATAGCCCTGCACTGCTGGGGCGATAGGAGCGGCCGTTATGTGCAGGGCGCGGATGGCTGCGGCAATCTTTTCACCCAGTTCGGCTTGCATCTTCATCGCGTGAGGCACCGGCCCGAGGTAATCGCGCGGGGCCGCTGTAAATTTGATTGCGAGATTCGCAGCCTGTTCCAGCACTATCGACAGATGCTCAACGGAAGCGGGCACGTCCTGCTCTTGGCATGAACGCATACGCAAGGCCCGCGCCAACTGCCAGGCAAAGTCGCCAGCAAGGCCGTTGCTGCCACCTTCGGCGCGAATATAGCGATGGTAAGTTGTATCCGAGAAATGCTTCTCCATGAACTGCACCAGATATTCGCGTGACTGTTCGGTATCCATGCTTTCCGGTTCTTGCGGCAGCAAAGTGGCGCTTGCGCGGGCGGCAGCTTGTAGTTCCTCGATGGCATTCAGTATCGGCTCGGCGCCACCGTCATTCGGGTCCAGGCCCAGTTTCTCGTTTACTGCCCCCAGCTCTTCGCAGGCCGCCATAAACATACGAGTGTTGCTCTTCAGCTCCTTGATTAACGCCAGCACGGCCGCAGGGTTAGCCGCAGCGATGTACGCGCAGTTAGCTTTGGTAATGTCGGCAGCAGCCAAGGTGGCAACGCGGGTGCCATTGGCCGCACTGATCTCCGGGTCGACCGTCTCGGTCATGGGAGAGAAGAACCACGGCCCCGGCGTTGCTGAGCGCGCCAGTACTTCAATGTTATCGATGTCGATCATAAATGTTACTCCATAAGATAAATTCTGCTGGGAAGCGGTGGTATCGCGTCGCCCAGCATCGCGCACGACAGGCCTGCATTCAATTCGCATTGTCGTATTCGCTATTCAGGCCAATGTGTAGGCCGCGCCCGCCAGTGTGGCCGCCACGAAAATACAGATAACGACCATGGCCGCACGAGCGATGGTGACGTTCATGCTGCCCTCGCCATCATTGCTTCATGTTTGCAATTAGCCCGAATAACAGCAATTGCAGGTGGTGGCGACACGCTATTACCGATCATGCGCACCTGCGCACTGCCGGAAAGCGCCTTCGTCACGGTCTTGCCACGTTTGTTGACTTGGGTATAGAGAGGATCGAGGATGTAATCCGCTGGGAAGCCTTGGGCGTTGGCCAGCTCGCGCGGCTTGAGCATGCGCAAGCCAATATCGACCACTTCCATCATGACGCCATGGATTATGACCAACTCTGGAAATTCCTCCCCTTTCAAGCTCGGGCAGAATTCCCAAAGGAAATCACGGATCTCCTGCCGCCTTGCCTCATAGGCGCTGCGTTCGATGGGCGCGGCCAATGTCGTGCGCACCTCGGCATGGTGTTGGCCGCCGGCCGTGACGGTGCCCAGCGGATCGGCAACATCAGCGGCCGTGCTGGTTCCATGCAGCCGAATTAAATTGCTCGTGACCAGAGCATGGCGATTTTCAGTCACGATGGTACCCAAGGGATTATCGACAGACCAGGTATCGCGGTCGCCGTTCCTCTGGTTGTCGATGCCCACCAGATGCGCGGTTACCAGCGACGTATGATCCGACGTGGTCACGGTCGGCATCGGCTGCTCGACACTGGCGCCAACCACACCTTTGTAATGCTTGGCCAGGTAGGCGCATGTGATGCCGATGCGGTCCTTTGTCACGATGGCCGGCATAGGGTCTTCCAGGCTGCGGTTCTGGCTGCCGTTCGAATAATATTGTACGAGCGAAGCGGCCACGACAGCATGCTTGCCGCCACCTGCAACGATCGTGCCGAGCGGATTTTCGATATCCAGTGCGCGCGGGGCCTGGCCCGGCGCTTCGCCATACCCCATTTGCACCATCGATACGGCCGCAAGTGCCAATTCGCCGCGGTTGGCGCATGTGACCGTAGGCATGGGCTCAAGTGGCCCGCTGATACGGTCGCTCCCTTGGTGCGTCAGCGGCACAAGGACAGGCGATACCAGCGCTGCGCCATTCCCGCCTGCCAGCACTGTTTGCAGCGGTTCGGTAATATCTCGTACGCCTGAGCCCCAACGTTTGGCGCCGGAAGGTGATGTTTCTCCATGGGCGCATTCAACAATGTAGGGATTGGCCGCGTCCTTCGTATAGCGCTCGAAGCCTTTTCCGATGCGGCTCTTGGTGGGTGGCTTCAATTCCCTTTTTCGGCCAAAAATGGACGGACATGGGATCGACCAGTCAATGCAGCTGGCTGCGCTCAGGTATGGCAGTAGTCGGCCAGCCTTCACGGCTGCAGAACCGCGTGGGCCATGCGTCGGCTCGGGCCACACAATCGGCAAGCCGTCACGGCGCATGACCATGAACAGGCGTTTGCGAATGGTAGGGGCGCCAAAGTCACACGCTTTGAGCACGCGCCATTCCACTTTGTAGCCCAAGCCTGTATGCAGCCGCTCGACGGGGAAGTCAGCGCCCAGCGTGGCGTAGATCTCTTCGAGATCAGGGTGGCCACGCTCGATGCCGGTGGTGAGCACCTGCACAAAGGCTTCAAACGTGCGCCCCTTGAGGGCTTTGATCGGCCGCCCAGCGGCATCGAGCGGCCCCCATCCCAAGAATTCCTCCACGTTCTCCAGGAACATGAGGCGCGGCATTTGCATGGCGCCCCACTTGACCGTCACCCAAGCCAGGCCGCGCACTTTTTGGTCTAGCAGGTTACCGCCCTTCGCCTTGGAAAAGTGGGTGCAGGTGGGTGAAAACCACGCAGCGCCAATGGGCCGTTGTTTCGTCACGAAGCCCGGGTGGACCATGAAGACGTCTTCGGTGTAGTGCGCCGTTGTCGGGTGGTTGGCTGCGTGCATGCACAGCGCCTCGCCATCATGATTGATGGCGATGTCGGGTTCGCGGCCCAGCGCGATGGCCAGCGCCGTGCTGGCGCCGCCGCCGCCGGCAAAGTTGTCCACGATCAGTTCATGGCCCAAGTCGAGCGACATGGTGAAGTTGTCGCGCTTCATGCTGCGGCTCCTTCGGGAAGGGCGGTGACTTTGGAGGCGTCGTATTTCTTGATGCCCCAGGCCAGTGCATAGCAACACCAGCGGATGCTGGTCGTAAATTCGGTGAAGTCGTGCTCGAACAGTTCCTCGAACTGCCAGCTATATTCCTTTTTCGGGTGCGGGTTATAACAGAAGTCATAGGCGGCGAGTTCTGCGCGATCTGCGCCGTCCCCCAGCCGGTACAGCACCTCGTCGTCTACCGCTTCCCACAACTGGCGCCGGCTGTCCTTGTCGAGCGCGCCCGTTGCCTTGGCATCGCGCATCCACTGCACGCGGTATTCATTGATGACGCGTTTGAACTTGTCCTCGACGAATGCCTTGACCTTGCCACCGTCACGGTTGCCATCGACAGCAATCAGTTTCTCCGTCCAGTATTCCACGTTGATATGCAGCGTATCCGCATCGCCACCTTCGACGCTGGAGGTGCGAAAGAACGCAAACATATCAGGCACGCGTTGAAACACATAGGTGCCCATGTCTCCGGTATAGCAGAGGTGGCCCGGCCAGGTGATCAGGTCGAAATGGGCGTTGTTGGTGCCAGGTTGCTTGAAGCGGATATGGCGGTTGTTCCCTTCGTCACGAATCACGATCATGTCATGTTTAGCAATATCCTTGAAGAACTGCGCTTCGGTGAGGCGGTAACTCATGCAACCACCGCCGCAGGCGTCAGGTCCAGGGATATCGCCGTTGGCTGACGGCGGTAGTCCTTGATCACCGTCCCGTCCCGATCGAAATAGCGCGTTTCCCACCAGGGATGGCAGTTGCTCGGCCCCTTGCCGTACTTGAGGCGATTGGCAAATACGACGTCCAGGTTGGCGCTAGAATTCATGCCAACGATGGTGCCCATGCTGCCCGCCACTTCCACCTGCATGCCCAGGCGCACCCACTCCATGCCACGGCAGCGGATCATATCAGCGATGAATTGCGCTTCTTTGGTGATCTTCGTCATGCCGCCACCTCGCCGCGTGCGGTCGCCAGCGCCGTGTCGCGCGCCAGCTGGGCCATCAACGGGACCCACATCAAGTCCCAGAAATCGACGCAATGGGGGTGCGCGCGCGTTTCAGCGGAAAAGCCCGCAATGCAATTATTGAACAGGTGCAGCGACAGGTCGCTATGAAACAGGTTGGCCCAGAACTGGTCGAGGTTGCGCGCGTCGCACACATGGCCGACTTCTTCGAAGCACCAGCGCGCCTGCTCGGCATCGAACTTGCGCTGGCGGCGCAGGGTGATAGTACGCGCTTGCAGCACCTTTTCTTGCGCTTCGCGGTCGAAGATGCGGCTGGCGTCGCCACGCAGCTGCTGCATGACGTCATCAAAGCGCAGGCCCCGCAAGAAGGGGATCGGGTTGCCGCCCGTCCCATTCCAGCGGTGGCAAAACGGGCCGAAGGAGCTATCGGCCATGAAGGTCACGGAATCGGCGCCGATATCGAGCGCGATCGTTGCATGCTGCCCATCGGTGGTACGCATGGAATAACGGGTGATTTGTTTCTGGTGGATCATTGTCATGGTGTCCTGTGTGAATTAAACGCGCGCGCTGTCGAGCGTGCCGGCCTCTTTCATTTTCAGCGCCCAGTTCGGCAGGCGCCCGCGTCCACTCCAGGTGTTATTCGCGTCAGTCGGGTCGCGGAATTTGATCGGGGCTTTTTTTACGTCGCCCTTGTCGCCCTTGGCCACCAGGTCTTTCAGGTTGATGCCTGCATTCTTGGCAATCTCGGCGATTTGCGCGCGGGCGTTGCTGATTGCATCGGTATTGCGTTTCTCGATGAGCTTGGCAACGTCCGATTGCAGGCCTTTTAATTCAGGAATCGTCAGGGTGGATATATCAACTGTGTTCATGCTTTCTCCGTGGTTAAAGTGCGAGTTACAACAAACTGTTGTAATGATAGGGGCAAACTATCCACGAAGACAACGAAAATTTAAACAAATTGGCACAATTCATTTAAAAAGCGTTTTTAAGCGGGCATGTAGACGTTTTAAAACGGCATGCTAAAACGCACGATGGCAGGGCAATTTCTGGGAATAACCCTGCGCCGTGGCGACGCAGGGTGGGTGAGGAAGGGAGGTGGATTAGGCCGCGTGTAGCGAGACGATCTGGGCATGCACCTGGCGTGGTGCAGCAGCTGCGCTGCTATCGGCATCGCGGCGTTTGTCGCGGGCGCGAATCTCGCGCCGCATCGGCCCCTGCGCCGCCAGGATCTGATCGAGCAGGCATTGCACGTCGGCCGGCTCCACGATCAATTCCTGCGTGTCCGGGCGCGCCGCGTGGAGCTCGGCAAAGAGAGGTAAACGGTACAGCTCGCTGCTGGTCGCCGCCTCGCATAATTCAGGTTGCGTATCGCGCCAGCTCATTTCCTTCAACGATGGCATCTGGAGCACATGGGTGCTACGCCCACCGGCGCGCTGTAACTCAATATGGGGGCTGTCTTCATCCACTGCGGCATACCAGGCCCGTTCCTGGCGTTCAAAGTTGGAGTAGTTGCCGAAATGCGCGCTGTTTGGCCCGCCACCATAGCCCCGGTCCATGCGCGTTCTGCGCAAGAGCGTGCCGCCCCGCAGCTGGCCGAACAACGTCAGCTCCAGGCGTTCGTGGTGCAGCATCGCTCGCGAGGCATAGGGGTCCATGTAGTTTTCGTCCAGGGCCAGCTTCCAGCCCTGCCGGCCCAGGAGGTACGTGTTCGAGAAGAACCCGCACAACTGGACCGGAACGGGCTCGGACTGCACCAGGGGGATGCGATCAGTTAAACGAGCCATCTTCGATGCTCGCTTGCAGATCCGTAATTTCCGCCTCGCAGTTACGCACGACCTGCAGCGCGCTTTCGCGCCGGCGCAGTGCCGCCACCAGCGCATTCTTGGCCTTGGTACGGCGTTCTTCGCCCACTTCCTTGGTGGCTTCTTTCATCAGCTTTTTGACATCGATCATGGTGTTCTCCTGGTGGGTAGGTTGGGGCAGGCGACTGCGTGGCGCCTGGAGGTGCAATACATGGATGGCAGGCGGGCCCAGCATGGTGCGCGCGATCAGCGGCGCCCGCTGTAGGTGGCCGGCGGCGAGTAGCTACGGGCGTAGGAAGGCGCCGTGGTCGTTACTGCGCGCGCCGGCGCGGCGGCGGCGCGGTATGCGCTGCTGCCCGTCGTGCTGGCATAGGCGCTGCGCGGGGCGTAGCTGGGGGCTGGCTTGGCCAACGTCACGGCCGTGGTGCTGGCCGGCTTGGGCGTGGCGGACGGCAGCACGGCAACAGGCGCCGCCGGGCGCGCCACCGGGGCCGCCTGCACCACGGTTTGGTGCACGATGGTCTTGTGCACGGTGGCGCTGGACGGCGCGGGCGCGGCATGGCCACCACCGCTGCTCGACTTGCCCAGAAGGTAGCCCAGGGCGCCGCCCGTCAGCAAGTCGGTCATGCCCGACTGGGCCGGCGCGGCATTGACGATGACGGGGGCCGCTGCCGGCGCTGTCGCGGCGTTGGGGTGGGTGGTTTGCGCCGGCGGCGCGTCGTGGCCGCAGGCGGTCAGGGCCAGGGCGGCCGCCAACATCAAGGACATCGAGCGATACGTGCGTTGCATAATGGCTTTCAGAGTGGAGGGAGGTGGTGCGCGGCCGAGTATAGGAGCGCTTGGCGCCAAACTTAGATTATTTGGCGCGCCCCTGACGGTCCCTCCTGCCCCTGCTAAGCCTGTTCCTCGAACAGGTGCTCGCACGTCTCGCAGCGCAGTTTCAGGCCTGGCTTGCCCCATACCTGTTGGTTGCACTGGCAGCGGTATTTCGAACGGTTGCTCTTGTTGGCCACGGCGCCCGAGGCGGTCAGCGCCGGCGGCGCCATCTGCACGCCGCTCTCAGCGGCCACGGCCACGGCCGCCGGCGGCAGGTTCAGGCCGAGGCCGGGCGCGGCGGCGCCGGCGGTGTACGGGCGCACGGTACTGAACCTGTCGTACCAGGATATTTTGAAATCATTGGTGAGCAGCTGGTCGCACACGGCCAGGAAGCGCCCGCCGGCGATCGGGTAGTCGGCCACCTTGTCGCCGGTCTTCTTGCCCCCTGGCAGGCCCGTCGAGGACGGCATGAGGCCTATCGCCTCCATCTTGTCGCCCCACTCCTTGTCGTGGTAGCGCCCGCGTCCTGGCGTGCCGTGCTGGTGCTGCCACAGGTGCGCCATTTCGTGGGCAATGGTGGCCATGATCTCGATCAGCGGCACGACGGCGAAGCAATCGGGGTTCAGCGCAATTTCATGCAGCTTGTCGCCCTGGTGGTTGCCGAAGCGCCCCGGCGAAAAATAGCCCATGGTACGGTCTTTGCGCTGCAACGTCAGCAGGCAGTCCGCCAGGCTTGAATCGAACAACGCTGCATTGAACGTGTCGTACACCAGCTGTAATTCGCCATAGACGACGGCCGTTTGCTTCATGGCTGGCCCAGCTGGTCGTCCAGCGGCAATGCCAACGGCTCATCGATGAAGCGCGCGTCGACGTCGATCACATCGCCGCTGGCGCGCGCCATCATCTCTGCAAGTTCTTGCGCCTGGCGGCGATACTTGGCTTGCAGCATAGCCGCAGCCTGCTGCGAACGCATAACTTCCAGGCCCGCATGCAGCAGGCCGATGTAGATGGGGATCATGATTTGTATTGTGCAATCCATTGTGAACCAGAATTGTAACAATAAATTGTAATGTGCAATACAAAATTGTAGCCCGCATGCATGCGCGCAGGGATGCGTTTGCAGGCGAGTGACCCGCATGGCCAATATGGGCGTCAGCCTTCGATTAGGCGGTATGATAGGCACCACCTCACACGTAGAGCGTGTTCATTCCAATACGATCTGCGTCCCTGTTTTTTCTATTTTTTGAAAGACTGCGATGAATATCGAAAATGGCACCAGGCACCATTGCGTGCACGAGGAATGCACTACGCTTTCCGAACATTTGAAGCGAACTTCGGCAGAATCTTACGTCGAGCGTTTTGAAAATGAATTTGACAATTATGTCGGTGGAATTGCTTCTGTCATTGCCCTTAGCGGAACAGCCGCTGCCAGGCCGTCCATTCAAGCGCTAGTGAATGCGTATCATGATCTGGGCCGGATTCCTTCGCCATTAACTGTTCCATCACCGGCTCACTTTAGCACCTTGCAGATGTTCGTCTTGATTACTGGCGCCAGCTTGGCGCATTCCGGTGAAGACGAAAGCCTGAAAATACTGGAACTAGGCGGCGCGGCTTAATCTGAATGACTGGCTATCCTCTGCGGCGTTTACTTATACGTGCCGCCGGCAGGGAATAGCCAGGGGAGAATACTGCTGTCCTACACGACCTTGACCATCACGTAGGCCCGGCCGTCCGGCTCGATCGAGATCACGCGCCCGACTGCACTCAGGTACTGTTTCATGGTGAGATTATCCTCGTGCACAGGAATGCCCTTGATGCCTGCGCCGTCTTGCACCGGCACGATGTAATCGCCAGGCTGGGCGTCCAGCACATTGACCGGTACCCGGCCCGCGATGGCGATGCGATCTACCTTCTCGCGCTCCGCTTCCAGCAAAGCATCGAAGGCCGCCATGGCGTCAGCATCCTGCTGCACAGCCGCAGTGTAGGCCGCTAGAGTATCTGCGTAGACCGCCTGCTTGGCGGCCCATTCGTCATCGCTGTCGCCAGCCTCGGTGACCACATCCTCGTATTCCGGGGGATTGGTGCCTGGAACAGGCTGCTGCGCGGTTGTTGTTTCACGGCGCATGGGCTGGATGGGTGCTGCGCCAGCTAGGGGATCTGGACGGCGTCCTACATTGTCGGCCCAAGAATCGCCGCCGACAAATGATGGGGCAGTTGATTTAATCGAAAACAATACGGTGCCAGCCCATTGATCGGTGATTTTATTGTCCGCGCTGATGCCGACAATTTGACCTGGCGCGACGTTCCCGCATGATGGGCTTTTGAAAATGTACTCGGCATAATCGTTACCCATCGTGTTGACAGTGCCCCGGTTATTGCTACTGCGGCCGGTAACTGAGTTCGCCTTCACAATCTGAGCGGCATTTGTGAGATTGCCCCATTCGCCATTACACTTGCGATAGCCGGTAGCGTCGACAATCGTTAATATATCGGTTCCTTCAACACCGGCTACGGCTATGACATTGATTGCCGAGGTGTCATTTGTCCCGACTTTGATAACAGGCATGTAGACTTGGCCATTGCCGGTAATGGAGAACAGTGTCGGGGTGAAGTTGCCAGAACCTACATCTCGTGCCTTAAACGACAGTTTGTACCCCAATGCGAATGGGCTGTTATTTTCAGCCACGGATACCAAGCCTTGGAAGAAACCAGCATAAGATATTCCCGTATTTCCCGACACCCCAATACGCAGGGCTTCTGCCTCTTGTTTCGCTGCCATTGAGTCCGCTTTTGGCGCACCTGCAAGGTACGACACAGAAGAAGTGATACCGTCCTGCGCACGCACTTCGACAAGACTATCAAAACTGGTGCCATTCAGTACCCCTGGAACTGAAGCAGGGCCCGTGCCACGGGAGCGCGGCGAACGGTAGGCGCTGCTAACTTCTGGCCCAACCGAGCTATCCCAGATTAGCGTACCTGTAACAGAACTGACAGCTGCTGGTGCAGCGTAAGTCACGGTCTGCATGCCCATCATTTGTAATGATGCCTGTGCATAAGATCCCGCTAAAAAGAAGAGATACACTGAAATTTCACCATTGGCTTCCTTGTAAGCAACAAAACGGACGTTGCTCGCCACAAAACGAGTAGTGTTCCAGTCTACCGACAAACCAGTAGCATCGTTACGGCTACCCAGAACAATAGTCATGGCTGTAAGTTCCGAGCCCAGCCAATTACCGATCATGGCGTCGATACGTAAGGATGCATATGTACTGAGGCCATTCCCCAGCATCGTTGCGAGCTTGAACAGACGCTGGCCTTGGCCACCTTGCATGAAGGTGTATCCATACTTGTTGACTGCTCCCACCGAAAGAGGTGAGGCAAGCGGCAAGCTCGGATCAAGCCAGGCTGGGTCAAATAAACCATTTGCATTCCCGACGGGCGATTTCCCGGGTGTCGGCACGATCGCGCCCTGGACGGTGACGCCGGCGATGGCCGCTTTTGCCGCCGCGTCGAGGTAGGATTTTTGAACGTTGACGGCTTTGATTAGCTCCGTGGTGGCTTGTGTCAGTTTACTGACGTCTTCTTCGAGGGACATGGTGGCTCCGGCTTGCGCGCAATAATAGGGAGCCGATTGTAACAATTTATTGTAATGTGCAATACAAAGTTGTAATGCTTTGCGCGTAAAAATGCGCGATAAACCCGCCATGGGGGCGTCTTGGGTAGGAAGGTGGGAGTCAGGCTGGCGAAAGGGCTTGCCTGCTAGATGGGTGCGGGCACAGCAGATCGCTGCACGGCGGCTGCGTGCAGCGATCTGAAGAGGATCATAAATAGTGCGGCGTGCGCGCCGCTGGCATTAACGAATGCGGATGAAGCGTGGTCCGGATTGCCTGTCGTCGTAGATATGCAAAATGGTCACGATCTCATCGACCGTATTGAGCTCGTAGACGACGATGTAATGCAAAGGATTCATCAACAGCTCACGGCTGCCAGGAATGCGGCCGACTCTTCCCATGCCGGGAAAGCTCGCCAGCGCGCCGACTTGCTTGTCGAATTCCTCATCGATGCCGAACGCGGCAACGGGGTCGCGCCGAGCGATGTAGAAGACAATTTTGTTTTTGTCTTCGACAGCCTCATCGAGCCATTCGATGGCCCAATCAGCCATCGACAGGCGCAGTCAGCATGTCCATCAGGCGGGCACGCGATTGCGCGAAGGCTTCGCCGTGCGATACGCGGGCGGCGCCTGGCTGACGCGCGCGCGCCATGCGTTCTTGAATTGTGGTGCGGATGTTCTCGTCATGGATACGCGATTCGATATCTTCAATTTCGCGTTCCAGTTCGTCGCCGGTTGGGCGGCGCAAAGTAGCGGTATTCATAGTGGTTGTCCTCCTGTGTACTGATGTCCATTGTAGCCCTAATCGACAACATGTTCAAAAAATGTGCAATTTAATAGTGCTGGCGCATAGTCAGGGCGATGCGTTGGCGCCACGCGCGGCTAGTTGAGGCGGCGGGCGACGCGTGCCAGGCGGCGAGGCCTGATGTACGTGGACGCTGTGCCCTCCCCTGCTCACAGCATATCGGCCGGCCATCTGGCGGCCGAATTTGGCTTAACGGGTGATTACTCTCCTAATCACCTGTTTACCATCGGGCCGGAAAACTGCGTAAAATTGACCGCATGGAAACTTCCCTTCGCCCTTGCCCCGCACCATTCCATAACGTAACATAACAAAAAATAACATAACATAACGTAACAATCACCTTCAAGGAATGGTATGGGCCGGGAATCGAGCATCACCTATGTACAAGTCGCCGCCATCGCCGACGCCATGAAAGCGGCCGGTGCCAATCCCACCTCGCGCGCCGTGCGTGAACGGCTGGGCAACATCGGCAGCATGGGCACCATCAATAAATTGTTGCAGACCTGGAAAACGGGTGAAGAGCATGCGGTCAACGCCTCCCTCACCCTGCCGGCGCCATTGCAGCGCGCCATCCTCGAATTCCTCGCGCAAGAACTGGCCGCTAGTACAGCCACGATCGAGGCCGAGCTGGTGGACCAATTGCAGGAAGCCGCCGACCTGGCCACGGAGAACGAGGCCCAGGCGAAGGAGCTCGATGCGAATGCAGAAGCGCTGCACGCCGCGCGTAATGAACTGGCCATCTTGCAGGGGCGCATACTCCAGGTCGAAGCCGAGTCGCTGACGACGCAGACGCAATTGGACAACGAGCGCCGCGCGGCCGAGGCGGTGCGTGCCGAGTTGACGAAGGCGCGTCACCAGTTGGAAGTGGTGCCGCGCATCGAGGCCGAACTGGTGGCGCTGCGCAATGAGGCGGCCAGCGAGCACGCCGGCCGGGTGGCGGCCGAACAGCAGGCAGCGGTATTGACCGCGCGCCTCGATGCCGCTGACACGCGCGCCGGCGACATCGAGGCGCGCGAGAAAACCGCCCTCGCCCGCATCGTTGAGCTGGAGCGGCAATTGAGCGGCGCCACGCGCGAGCTGGCCAACGCCAACTTGTCGGTGCAAGGCTGTCAGGCCCGGCTGGAAAGTGCCTCGCGTGAACTGGAGTCGTCGCGCAAGCTGTCGGCAGACGCGCGCGCCAATGAGCGCAAGGCGACGGAAGAGGCGGCCGAACTGCGCGGCATGCTGCTCAGCGATCGTACTGCCCTGGCCGACGTGCGCGCCCAGTTGGCCAAGGTACTCGCCCAGGGCGATGCTAAAACCTAACTGACCTACCTTGGGGAGGGCTATGGCTACCGAACTGACAACGTCGCAGGACCAGTCTGGAACCCGCCTTGTCACATCGGAGCCAGCTCCCCCTGCCCTCCCCCCTGGTGCCCTGACGCGCGCGGCCGACGATGATGGCATCGTTGCCTTGTGGCTGCGCCGCCCCAACCTTTCCCCGCGTACCGTGCGCAACGCCCGCAAGGAAGCCGAGCGCTTCGTGCTGTGGTTGCGTGCGCACGGCCTGAGTTTGCGCACCACGGCCTACGAGGACCTGCTCGCCTATGCCGCCTTTCTTGCCGACCCGGCGCCGGCGGACGACTGGATCAGGGCCGAGCGCTATCCGCGCAGCGATCCGCGCTGGCGCCCTTTCTGCGGTCCGCTGTCGCCGGCGTCGCAGGTCCAGGCGCTGACCGTGCTCAAGGGTTTATTCAGCTGGGCGCGCGCGGCGCAGTATCTCCCAACCAACCCGGCCAAGCTGCTGGGCAGCATGCGTGTGGTGTCGAATGAAGCCATCGAGCGCTTCCTGCCGCCGGCGGCCATCGCCTTCATGCTGCTGGCCGCCGAGCACATGCCAGCGTCGACGCCGTCAGCGGCATTGCGCCGCGCGCGGGCGCGCTTCCTGGTGCAGGCGTTTTACCTCACGGCCGTGCGCTTGTCCGAGCTGGCCGGCGCCGACATGCGCAGCGTGCGATGCGATGATGCCGGCGCCTGGTGGCTGCACGTTCTGGGCAAAGGGCGCCGCCACGGCAAGGTGCCGGTGCCGGCGGCGTTGCTCGATGAGTACCGTTGCTATCGGCTGGCTTATGGCCTGGCCGCCATGCCGGCGCCTGGCGACACTGTCCCCCTGGTACTGTCGTCGCGCGGTTCGCTGCGGCGCGCCAGTCACAACGCCGTGGCCGCCGCCATGAAGGTCATCATGCGCCGCGCGGTGCAGCTGGCGAACGAACACGGCCAGCATGAAGTCGCGCACCGGCTGGGTCAGGCTTCGACGCACTGGCTGCGCCATTCATCGCTGACGCACCAGCTCGACCGTGGCGTGCCGCTCAAGACGGTCCAACTGAACGGGCGCCATGCGAACATCGGCACGACCGGGCGCTACTTGCACAAGGAAGACGCCACCCGGCACGCCGAGACTGCGGCCGCCATCACGATAGTGCCCTTGCCGGCATCTTGAGCGCCGCGCGTATCAGCGCCAGGTTCGCCGCCGGCCCGCGCGGCAACTGCTTGCTCGCCAGTTCCGCCTGCCACTTCCTTTCGCTCGATGCGCGCTGGCGCGCTTCCATTGCCGTCGCCGCTTCGCGCTGCAACTGGGCGCCGGCAGCTTCCATGGCTGCCTTGATTGCCAGGCCCGGGCCGGTATCGTAGCCGAATGCCGAAATGCGCACCAGCGCCGCATAGGCCGCTTCCATGCTCGTGATCGGCGTGTGCCGGTGTTCTGCCTCGTAGGCGAACAGAAAGGCGGCTTGCAGCGGCAAGGGCACTTGGGCAAAACGCACCTGGTGCGACTGCCAGAATCGGCGCTGTTCACGCGCGCTCCAGTCGATCGCATCGAACAGTCCCGGGATGGCCATGCCGGCGGGCGTGAAGCGCCAGTAGCCTTGCTGATGTAGCTGGCGTTCGCGGTCCATTATTCGATTACCTCCGTCAACTTGCCCTTGGCCACGTCCGCGTACAGCACCTCCAACTGGCGCCCTGCGAGCGTTTCAACCTGGCCGGCGCATGATACCTCAGCCACCCCATCGAAGAAGCGGACCAGCAGGCCGGGTTTGGTAGCGTGGACGAATTTCTTGTGGCGGCACTGCTTGGCGATGGCGAGCATTGCCTTCGCTGGATCTGGTTCGTCACCACGCTCCAGCTGGGCAGCGCGACCCGCGTAATCAACCTTCTTCGGATTCGTCAGCATCGCCTGCAGGTAGCGGAATGCTCGACCCGGGCTGGCTGTACCGATCTTGGCCAGGTAGGGCTTGGCAACCAGAATGACGTGTTCGAGCTGGTAGCCGGCTTTGCGGGCAATGCCCAGCAGCTTGCAAATGCCGGTTGGGCTGATGCCTGTTTCGCCTGGGACGTGTTCAACGGCAGCGGGTAGCTTTGGGGGTTCGCCGTTTCGATTCTCAATCGAAATCTTCCGGAGATCTTTTTTCAAACTAAGATCAACGTATATAGCACCGTCGGACAATTCTGTCTCTTGCTCCAGTTCGGAGGCGGTCTTTTCCTTGGTCGGCAGATGCACCAGGGCGCACAAGTCGGGGGAGAGGCGATAGCGCTTTGCCTCGAACACGCCCCATTCGGATCGACCTTCACTCGCAGGGCTGGCCCATTTGAATTCATGAAACTGGCGCAGTGCACGTTGCACCGTTTTGTAGCTGACGTTCGCTTCCTCGGCCAGTCGATCGAGGCGTGCATGGATGATGCGCGTGCCGTTGGTTGCCGATGCGCGGGACACAAGCGCCTTCAGTACCAGCAGGGTGCTTTTGGTGATCGAGCGAAAAGTAGGGTGCGTTTCAACACGGACCAGGGCCGTTTGAATGGCTGTTGGGAGGTGCAAGTATGGTTTAATAACATCATCTAGGGTTTGAGCGCGCACAAGTATCTCCACATGGGCATAGATGCCACAAAGTGTTTGACGGTCGTACCACATGGGGATAAGATGAAGTTCTCAGGCATCACCTTGTCACCTTGAAGTACGAAATTCGTAGTCCAAAAAGCAAAAAACCCCGGCCTGCAAGCTGGGGTTTTTTCATTAGGGGGCTAGGTTTTCATAGCCGCGCCTCCTTAAACTCAATCATCTGAGAATTATTCCAGTAGAATAATTTATAAGTCATTGATTTTAATGGATATTTTAAGTATTTCATTCTTTGCTTTTTCCTTTTGCTGCGGCCTGGAAATACTCGACCATGGCATCGAGGGTGACGCTCGGGTCCAGCTCTGCCGCACTGACGCGGAAGGTAATAACACGGCCTTCAAGTTTTGCTGTGTACAGCTGGCGCCCTGCTGGGTCTGTAATTACCTTGGGCTTGGTTTTGCCTGGCTTACCAGATAGTAGTTTGGTGCGTGACTGAACCATCTGCAAAACCCACCCGCGAATTGAGTTCTCTTTCGCGTTTTCGTGCTTGATGCGAGCAACCGCCTTGGTAATTAAATCCGTCTCCGATGGGAGCTCAGCTAACAATTCATGAATCGCAGCAGATGCATTCATGCCGAAAAGGTCGAATTGCGATTCAAGTAAATTTAGGATTGGAGTTGGTAACTCAAGCATCGCAAGCCGTTTAGAAACTGACGCCTGTTTCGTCGCAAACATATGGGCGATATCGGCTTGGGTCTTGGCGAAACCTCTCTGTTTTGCGCGCTGATAAAGTTTAGCTTTGGCATAATCACTGTTGCCTTGAGTACCCTCGTTGTGGACCATTACCGATTTTTCGGCTTCAAGGTCGTCTTTCATTCCGACAACGAGTGCTTTAATTTTCGCCCAGCCAAGTGAGCGAGCGGCACGGATGCGACGATGGCCCGCGATCAGTTCAAAGCGACCATTGACCACTCGAACAATAATGTTTTCTTTTTGACCTGCACTGGCCATCGTATGCGCCAGGTCATCAATTCCTTCGCTGTTATAGCGATCGCGAGCTTCATCCTCTGGTTGAAATGGGCTGTCATCAACCATGTCAACATCGATCAGGCGAACGCTTTCATTTTCAACAAGCTCCCATTCTGCCTTCTGGGTAGCGTCAATGGTTAAAGCAGCCACAGGCCTATCCGCTAATGGCTGCAACTGTTGGGGCGCGGCCGCCCCAGATAATGTGTTAGCAAAATGAGGGGGGCTATTGATGTCCGGCGTGGGGGATATCACGCCGGCATTGACCAGGCCGGAAAACTTGACCTGCCTGCGCGCGCTTGCAGGTGGTTTTTCAGCATCTTGCGCCGTATCTGGAGTCAGGGGGGTGTTGCCTGTCATGCTGCTGCTGCCAATTCCGCCGATGGGGCTGCACTCATTTTTACATTGTAGAGTTTGATCAGCGCTTTTGTCACATCGATAATGTCACGGGCGCCTACGCTGTTTGGTTCTTTTTCAAGGACTGGGGCTGACTTAGAGAAGTCGCTCATATCCGTTTCACGTAAAAACCCAGCAAAGTCGCGGATAATGGTGTCGTTGAGATAGGGGGCATATTTTGAGCCCAATTTCTCAAGTGCATCATTGTGTGATTTATAAGTTTGGCGGTATCGATTTGCAATAATATGAAGGCCCAGTTTGGGCCCGGTGCGGCGGATCGATTGATTAATTTCCTCAATGTTGCCTTCAAGCACTTCGAGCGCAAGCACTGACTGAGCTTCTGGAATGACCACGGCCGTAATAATATTGCTCGCTGCCATAAAGGTAGTCGTCAGCAAGGAGGCGCCCGGGGCGGAGTCAATAATGATCACTTCATACTGTTTAAAGAATCCCGATTCTTGCTCCATTAGTCGCTGTAAAAGTGCTTCGCGGCCCATGGTCGAAATCATCCATGAATCATTTGCAAGCGTAATGTCAGCTGGGATAAGGTCAAGCATTCCGCCGGAATATACAGGAACGACCGCGTCATGGATTTGTGTCGGCTGAGCTTTAGATAGGCGCTCTAACAGGGTGCCAATATGGGTCAGCGAACGATTGATATCAAATCCTAGTTGCATGCTCAAGGACCCTTGGGGATCGCCGTCGATCACCAAAGTCTTGTAGCCGCACTGGGCAAAGCAAGTGGCTACGTTAGCGCTGACTGTCGTTTTACCCGTCCCGCCCTTTGACATGCGGAAGTTGATAATTGGCGGCAGCTCTCGGAACGCTTCTGCTACCAGGCCCGGTAAGATTTTTTGACGGATGCGTCGAATCTCAAGGGCGTGATATGTTTTGTGAGCACTGGTCGAGCCCACCGGAATGAGATCGCCGATTGCTTCTTTTGCAAGCTCGCGGAATTTTTTGTCTGGGCCGATGAAGCCAATGAATTCCTTGGCCAGCTTCAGGCGAACCCCGTGGAAGGGGCGCAAAACATTCTCAGGGGGCATTTTCCGCTTTCAAAAAAACTATTGTTTCAGCATATTATTCGTCGCAGTGCCTAATTGCAACTGAAATTCCAGAAAATTAGGCAAAACTTACAATTTTGGGTCAATGTTGTGGAATTGGGGCGCCTTCGGATGATTCGTCCAGCCGGCCTTGACGAGGTTGGCATGCCCACCTGGAGTGGAAGAACTTGCCCCCATAGAGCAAGTGTTCCCCTGGTTTCCCGCAAGCAGGGAAGGGGGTTAAACGCAAAAGCAGGCTTGCGAATAAGGAAGAGTGAGCCAAGGTTTTTTACTGTGCGCCCACTGTGGCAACTGCGTTGGCCTGTTGCCCCTTATCTATCGCGGAGCGAAGAGAGTCATGCCAGGTATCACGGCCGAAAATCCGAAACGCAGGCGCGCCACCATCCGTGCCGCGCATAAAGCCGCCGGCGTGCTCAAGCGGATCCAGGCGAGACGAATCCTCCCGACTTGCCGGCGCCTCGTCCGTTCCTGGCCCTGCCTGCAATGTGTCGAGCACGGCCAAAATATTGAATTCATCTTCCGGCGGGATGCCGGCGATTTCTGCCACCTTGGCATATACCAGCCCCAGGTTGTGCTCTACCGTCGTTTGTCCAATGTCGTTAAATATGCCGCGGATCTGGTCGATGCAGGCATCGGCCTGTACCGGGTCAATGCCGTCTTCCGACACGGTCCCTTCCAAAAGGATGGAGGCCGCCTTATCCATGATGGACTGTTGGAGCCGGTTGCGCTCTTCTGCCTGCTCCAGGTGACGGATGATTTCGGTTGCAGGCGGCAAGTGGCCGGCCCGCAGCAGTTCGATGAGATTTGTCATGAAGTGCAGTCTTTGAGGTAGTTGTCGAAGGTGGCGAGCAAGTCGCGGCGGTAGCCGGCCAGCGTGAGCGCCGTCATGGCGTAGCCTTCACTGGCGACCAGCTCGCGCAGTTCCAGGAGGGCATTAAGGGCGGGGTTGTCAGGCGGGGTGCGTGGCCTGGTGCGCGGCACTTTGCCGCGCACGCTTGCTGTTGCTGGCATGCGCTAAGCCAGCATATCGCTGCGGCAGCCTAGAGGTGCTGGGTACGGATACATGATATTCAGGCCGACGAGGGCGATGCCGACGACAAGCAGCACCTGGGTGTAGAGGCGTTTCATTGCGGGTTCCATTGGTTGAGCGCTGGGTAGGGTGGGTTTCCCCGCGTCGGGGGATGGGAAATGCTGTACGGTCATTGGCTTTGCCTAAAGTGTTGAGCGCCTGGCCGGCGGCTGGGCGCGGCCCATGGCACCAACAGTCAAGGCAACGTCCCCATGCTTCCCTGGCAAGTAAAGCGGCAAGCGGAATGCCTGACCGCCACTACGTGGTGAGCTGCCTTGACTGTTGGCCCTCAAAAAGAGGTGGCCAGAGCAATTTATTGCCAGCAGGATACTACAATTAAAAATTACAATGACGCAAGCGTTTAGCAATAAAATATTGCAATTCTCACCAATAATCACGCTCTGCGGATCAGGTTTTACAACGACTTGGAATAGGTCTTGATGGAAACGATTGGATAGTGCAAAGTAAGCGCCCGTTTCTTTGTATTAACTATTTTGTAGAAAAGGCAAGACTATGCGGCGCAGTATTTTGAATGGGCACAGCCACGGTGCCATCGATATTTCTCGTATGACAGTTGCAGAAGCACGGGCTACTCTGCTTGGTGCTTTTGACAAAGCATCACTGTCATCGAGGTTGTACCTGGTCAACGTGGCATTGACGCTGAACGCTGGCGACGAGGCGGCGCCGGCGGCGCCAGTACGGGAAATTATTGCGAAGAGCGCAACGCCAAAGCTGCGCCTGGTCTAGCGTTAGTGCGTGCCATTGGCCTTGTGTGGCAGGGCTTCCGGGGGTAGTTTCTCGGCATTTATCAGAGAGGCGCGCAATTGCTTGCGGCCCGTTTCACTCAGTTCGCGGACATGAGTGATGAACTCAGCCTCATCGGCTTGAAGGTACATAAGAAAAAACTTGGGTGGAGGCGGCGGCGGTGGTTCATTGGGGGTGCCAAATTTCAAATACTCTGGCGTTACCCCTAAGTAATCGGCGACAACACGCAGGATACGGTCGCGGGGAAACTGACTGCCTGCGAGCCATTTATTTACTGCTTGCGGTGTGCAATTGACATTGCGCGCGAGATCGGATTGATTACCTCCGTTCTTGCGTTCTAAGGCAGCTGCAAGTCTTTTCGAGAACTCGACGGTCGAGTCATTTTCATACTTAGTCATTATGGATAGTTTACAACGATAGTTGTCAGTTTACGCTACAACAATTCGTTGCAGTTTCATGGGTATAACTGTAATATTTCGGTTAACTCATTTACATAGGGAAACAATGCTTGAATCTGGGATAGCAACAGCGGCAAGACTGGCCAAGGCGCAGTCGGCCCAGGAAAAAGGCGTGTCGGCGTTAGACAAGGGGCAGTCTGCGCTGGCGCGATTGTTGGGCTGCACGCCGCAGTGTGTGCAGCGATGGGTAGAGCAAGGTTTTGCCACGCCGAAGCGCTGCAAAGACATCGTGAAGGTACTCGATGGGCGCGTCACGCTGGCTCAACTCAACCCGGCCATTTTCGGCGATTTGAAACTCGCTTAATTTCACAGATATCACTACTACGCATTAAATAGGGACGCAATGATAGACCAAAGCGAAACAAGCGACGCCGATTTGGCATTCAGCCGGGTGCTCAACTTCAACTCGTGCTCAGTATCGCCGGAAATTCTGGAGCAGTCACGCAAGAATAACGCCCATTTCTTGCAGGCCATCGACAAAACAACAGCGGTGGCCATCGCCGAAATGATGGGGGTTCATGAATCCACCATATCGCGCCTCAAGTCGAGCGGAACCCTGTCGCTGGTGTGTTTGGCGATGGCATGTGCGGGGATGAAGGTGGTGCCGGCGGAAGCGATCGTCTACCTACAGCCAGAGCAGTACAAATAAAACATCGGCAGGAAGACTGCCCGCTCTACAGCGTGCGTAAACGCTGGACAAAAAAAAGCCCGGCGGCAACCGGGCTTCTTCTTACATTTCTTAACTACCATGACAAAAAGAACTTTACCACAGCCCGTTGATCGGTGCCAGAAACTCGTCCTTGATCAACTACTGGAAGTGGCTACCCCGCTGACGGCCGCGCAAATCGGCAATGCCGTCCGCGCGTCGCATGCTTTCAAGGCGATGGAGATTCGCGGGGCCCTGCAGGCTTTGGAGGAAACTGGCCACATTGCCAGTGACCTGTCGCCAGGCGCACGGTCGATCGTCTTTTTTATTGCAGGCCGGCCACCGTCGTGCTGCTCCGTTATTCCCGCCACCCAGGCGCCGCCAATCGGCATGCCAGTTCGTACCTGGTTTTCGGACTTGGGAGTGGCGGCATGAACGCGTTTGAACATTTCATTGCTCAGCAGGATGTCATGGCAGCACGCGGTGGAGGCAGGCCGAAGCGCGCCGCCGTCTTTACTGGTGTCCGTGCGGACTCTTCAACGGAGGTTTCCGCCCTGGAGCTGGTCAAGGAAAATCCCGATATTGCCGTCGGCGATATTGCCACTGCCCTTGGCGTTGAATCCGAATCGCTCTATCCCGTACTGCAGCGGCTGCGCCGTAGTGGAAAAATCGTCTCTGCTGGTCGGTGCACGCGCGGAAACAAGTGGAGGGCGGTGTAATGCGCATGGGATACGTGAGTACCACGGACAGGTATCGGGAGCGCACCGCTGCCATGCGCCCGTCCGTTAGAAGTAAGCAGAAATGTGCCTGCGGGAAAGAGGCGCCGGCAAAGCAATTGCACCAGTACGGCAAGTGCGTGGTGTGCGCGCGCCGCCCAACAGCAGCTGCGGGAGGCGTATGAAGCGTTCTTCCATGGCGCTCGGCACGACCGGCCTGACCCGTTCGCCGATGCCCTCCCGCAATACTCCCCTCAAGCGTACCGCGATGGTCGCCAGTTCAACCCCCCTCGTGCGTTCCCCCTTCCCATCGACGGGCGGCCAGCTGGCCCGCACGAGCGCCATGAGCTGGTTAAAGACCGACGGCACGGCAACGGCGCCGCGCATGCGACGGATGCGCACGCGCGGTCCAAAAATGACACCCATCAGGCGTTCAGCCAAGGGCGAGGATTGCACACTGAATTTCGCCGGCATCTGCCGGAACAACACCGACACAACGGTCTGGTGCCATTCCAACCGGCTGATCGACGGGAAGGGGATGGGCATCAAAGCAAAGGACGAGGCCGGGTGCTATGGCTGCGCGCAATGCCACGCGTTCCTCGATGGCGGCTGGGCGTCTTTCCCAGATTGGACCTATGACCTGGTCCAGGATCATTTTGAAGTAGCGCGGGCAAAAAGCCGGCCGATTTTGAAGCACAAAGGATTGATTGCAGATGAGTATAGCAAGTAGAAATAGCGCCCATTGCCGTAAGGATGGGCGACGATGAATCATAGTTTCGATATTGAACATGCTTCAAGCTACGGGGTTATCGAGGCTATTTTGATCGGCAACTTCCAATTCTGGATTGCGAAAAATAAGGCGAACGGCGTCAATTTCCGTGACGACCGGACCTGGACCTACAACAGCGTGGAGGCGTTCTCGCAGCTGTTCCCGTACCTGACAAACAAGCAGATTCGGTACTCCCTGGAAAAGCTCACCAAGCTGGAAGTATTGGTGACAGGCAACTACAACGAGCGTGCTGTCGACCGCACGAAATGGTATGCCTTTTTTGACGAATGCAAATTCCTTCCGGGGCAACTGCATTTGCCGAAATTGGCAAATGGAACTGCCAAACGTGGCAAATCACTAGATACAGATGTAAACAAAGATGTAAACGCAGATGGTGGGCGCGCAGAGGGGAACATCGCAGCGAAGGCAGTCCGCGCTACGCGCCTCCCCCCCACCTTCGTTCTTCCCAAGTCATGGGGGGAATGGGCGCAGGCCAAGTATCCGGACTGGAGCGTCGAGTACATCCGGGAAGTGGGCGAAAAATTCCGCGACCACTGGAGCGGTGTCGGAGGACAGAAGGGAGCCAAGACCAACTGGGATGGCACCTGGCGCAACTGGTGCCGTAACGAAGGCGGCCCGAAGTCCGGCAGCAAGCGGGGCGATCAGGCTTGGCGTGCAACGGACGAAATGAAGCTGGCCAAGGGCCGGGAATTGAACATGGCCCCGCTGGTGGGCGAGTCGATGTATGCATTCGAGCAACGACTGTACGCGGCGATCGACAACGGCGGCGTGCCGCCCGCGCCGCCGCGCATGAGCAGGGTAGGGATTGCTGCCGAAGCACTGCCACCGGCCGGCACACTTCCCGATGACGTGCGCGCCCAGCTGCGCTCGCTGACGGGTAAAGCAGGACCTGTAAAACGAGAAGCAAAACCAACCACTGAGGAGGAACGAACAGCATGAGCACCACATCACAGGATCTGCCGGACACCACCGGAGCTAACCAACTGCTCGACTGCGTCCGCGAACGCATGGGCGTGAAAAACGATGCGGCCCTGTGCCGCGCCTTGGAGGTGGCGCCGGCTGTCATCAGCAAGATTCGTCACGGCAAGCTGCAGGTGACATCGCGCATGATGATCCGCATGCACTTTCGCTCCGGCCTGTCGATCGCTGAAATCTTTGCCCTGCTGGGCTTGGAAGCGAAGTGAACTGCGAGTTCTGCCTCTTCCTGACCGGGCGCTTTGACGCCCATCGGGAGTGCTGCCAGCGACGACTTCTGGCCGGCGCGCCAGCGCATGCCCGTCAAGCAGTGTACGACCGGGTCCGAAATGCGGAGGGGGAAGCAGCATTGGCAGAACTCAAGCAACAGGTTCGGGCCGAGTACCAGCGGCAGCTGGCTTACAAAGCTCGAATTGCCCAGCAGCAGCACGACCAGGTAAAAGCGAAGGGACGCGAGGAATCGGCGGCCCTGCTCAAGAAAATCAAGGAAATGAACATGAAGCCATCTACGCCCCAGCACCACGGCGCCAACCAGGCCCCCAAGGAGTTTGCTTAATGGCTATGCGTGCGCGTGCCATCGCGCCACCGGCGCCGCCGCCGGCGCCGAAGAAACGGGTCCGCCATGGCCTTGCGTGTAACGTCGTCAGCATTTTGTCGAAATCAGCCGCCGTGCAAGAGGAAATTGACCACGCGATGCGCCAGCCGCTGACCGACTTGCACCGCATCGAATCATGCCTGCGCTACTGGACGGCCTTTGTGCAGATCAAGTGCCACCAGGCACCACATGAGGCATGGTCGCCGTTGTGCGAGGCCATCAACATTGGGCTGCTGCTGTGTGAGGACGGGATTGGGGCCGAGTACCAAGAGCTGTTCATCGAAGCTCAAGAGGCCATATTCCGGGCGTCCGCGCGAGGCTTCCGTCTTGGCACTTTCCGGCTTGATGGCCCTGCCATCGCCACGATACCGCAAGCTCTTGTGGTGGCTGACGCCCAGCTTGAGGTGGCACTCCGCGGTGATTTAGCGCGGGCAGAGCGCACCATGATAGAACGCATCAACGAAGGCAACTTTTTCAAAGCCGCGCCCCTTGCGGCTTGACCGACAGACCATTTCACCTCACAAGCACAACATGGCATTTGACGAGAGTTTGAAACGATTACGTGAAGCGGCCCAGGAACATCCTGTGGATGGCCGCCATCGCCATCACTCCCACCCTGACGCCTGCATTGTTCGCCGGCGTGACTTGGATGAGTTGCTGCGGCACTTTGATCGTGTTGACGCTGAATCGCGCATGACTTATCCGCCGCACAGGGCGCAGCTGGCCCAGGCGCTCGCCCACCTAAGCCCAGTGATGGACGAACTGGAGCAAGCACTACACCGCATGGGTCCACCACGATGAAGCTGCCGGAATCCAATTCGCGCGGCGAGGCCATCCTGATCGCCTTCTTGCGCCGAGGGCCGATGACGATTTACCAGGGCGCCGAAGCCCATGGCGAGTTTCCCAACCGCACCCTGCCGATGGGGATCAACCACGCTAAGATGGTCGAGCTGTACACCAGCCTAGTGACGAAAGGTTGCCTGGTGAAGGAGGGGATCATGTACCGGATCACCGACCTTGCCCGCTCGTTGCTCGAGCAGAAGCTGCGCGAACCACAAGCACCAAGTTCGATCGTGCCGGCGCGCGTGCGCAATTTCTTTGCCAAGCCCCTGTTCCTCGGCTATTCCCCCATGTTCCCATGGCGAATCAGCCTGTAGCTGCCGATAATCTAAGTTTTTCAAGAACCGCATTTAGACTGCCCTCCGTTGATAATGGAGGCGGGCTGAATGAAATCGAAGGATCCGGTTGTACAACATTGCTGGGATTGGGTGCGCTGGTGCGAGACGCGCCACTTCTACATCAAGTCCGTGAGCCATGGCGTGCTGGGTGCTGTCGCTTCAGGCGGCGGCTCCGGTCGTGAGCCAAACGCCCGCAATGACCCTGACATGCAATATTTCAACATGGCCGTGCACACGCTGCGCGACGTGGCGAAGTACCAGCGCGAGTGGCTGGCCTTCGAATGCTTCTACCTCAAGCCACATCAGGTGGTGAAACGCACGGCGGACCAGCTGGGCGTCGGCTTGCGTACCTATTACGACCTGGTGCGGCGCTTCGGCCACCGTGCATTCAAGCTCTACCCCAGCCTCAAGCGGGCGCACCAGGATATGCAAGCGAGCACCGCCAAGCACGTTGCCCTTGCCATCGCTGACGAGGACTGACCGCGTCATGCCCGGCCACCATCTCATCCACGCCAATCGCCAACCATGACCTGCACCGTCTTCCTGCGCGGCCGCCTGTACCACTATCGGTTCCGTCTCGCGCCATTGCCCCGCGTCCAACGCAGCACCCGCGAGCGAGATAAGCGGCGCGCGCAGGCCATCGCCAATCTGGCCTACGCTGCTGCGCTGATCCGTGTGAACGGAGGGCACATCATGCCCACGCTCGATGCGCTGATCGCCGAGTGGGAAGAGATACGCGGCCCTGTGGCCAGCGCATCACATCGGCGGGGAATCAGCACGTTCAAGCGCAACCACCTGTACGGCATGGGCCCGCTGCCGATCGACCAGCTCAATACGCTTCGGGTCGAGGTAGCCCGCAATAAGCACCTGGCCACGCGCAAGCCCGCATCTGGCAACCACTGGCTGCGCATTTTGCGGCTGCTGGTGAACTGGGCCGTCAAGCGCAATGTGTTGCCGTCCTTGCCATGGGATATAGCGATGCTGCCTGAGCAAAAAACGCCCCGCAAGATTCTGCCCCTGGCGCTGACCGATGCATGGTTCAGCGCCTTGGATACCGCCACCGGCCGCAATTCCTCCGTCGGCATTGCCGTGCGGCTCATGTACGGACTGGGCCTGCGCGAATCGGAAGCGGCCAGCGCGCGCTGGGAGTGGGTGGATTGGGAGCGTGGCACCTACACGCCCGGTATCACCAAGGGCAAGGAAGCAGTGCCGATCCGTATGCCTGGCTGGCTGGCGGAGTACTTACAGGCTCGCCGCAAGGTAGAAGGGCTGGTAGCGCCATCTCGTCGACGCGGACAACTTCCAGAGGGATATGCGCGTCACGCGATGCGCAAGGCCAATGCGATCACCGGGCTCACCGGTATCACACCGCACCGGCTGCGCGGGACGTGCGCAACCCTGTTGTCCGAGGAAGGCACGCCCATTCAAACCATCCAGGCAATGATGCGGCACAAGGATTCGGCCACCACCATGCGTTATCTGGAAATCAACATGGACACCGCTGGGGCCGCACAGGACCGCATTGAATCGAAGATACGTTTCGGTGGGCGCGAATCGGGCGCGGACCTTCCCGGAGAGCCTGTAGCCACATGAAGAACCCGACAATACGAAATCATCAGTGTCAATTTCCCGGTTGCGCGCCGCTCCTGGGAAATTCGGCAGTTGCGCCGCTGGTTGCACAGCGGTTGCGCAACCAAAATCGCAACCATCAAGTTGATGCGAAGGCAATTGTTCCACGGCCCGGCGACCGCGCACGAATGCTTGCATCGAAAAGCACGAATCATAAGCAATATCAATGGGTTAGCTCTGCGCCAGGGGTTCATGCAGAACAGCTGCAGGGCAGGCCGCGCGGCGCCGTCTTCATCGAAAAATCGGACCTGTTGGAAGACCCTCTAAAAGTTACACAAACCACGGTTACACAAAAAGTTGCACAAGCGCGAACTGTGCAACCTGCCCACTTCACCAACCCCCTTCGACAGGAGATAACAATAATGCAACCAAACCCGCAACCGGACCCTGACGGCGTTCATGCCTCGGCGATTGTCCGCGTAGAAGAGGGCGCGCCTCGCCGCTTCTTTTCCGCACTTGCCGACGGGGGCATGCTCGCCTCGGCCGACAAGCCTACTGTTGGCGACATTGCTGTCTCGCCCAACTTGGGCGGCAGCTTCACCATGACCAAGGAAGCGTTTGACCTCGCCTATGAGGAATGCAACCCGGTCATCAAAGCGCGCACCACCCACAGGAAGCGGCCGCCATGCAAGTAACCCACCACCTAAAGCCGGCGGGGGTCATGGCGACGCCCATCACTTGGGTCAACTACCAGAGCGGCGGGTCGGTCTACGTTCAATTCGCCGATGGGCGGGGCCGTCTCAAGTACGGTAGTGCATCTCCTGGCGACTTCTTCCTCGAACACCCGGGCGGCGAAACAGAACTGATGAGCAAGCATGATTTTGAGCGCCGTTACGAGGTGTGCGACCCTGACCTGCGCCCGCAATTTCACCCAATGCCGCCAGCCGATGTCATCGCCGCCGCTCACCTGGTCGACCGCTACTTCGCCAAGCAAAACATTGACCAATGGGAACTTGGGCCGTGCATGTCCCGCTTCCCACGCGCGGAGCTGCAAATCAAACTGGCGGTAAATGACCACGGCCCGCGTGGGCTGTTTGAGCAAACCATCCTCTATGGCGGCCATGGTTCCGTTGATCGGCATCCAGGGGGACGGTATCGCAATAGGGACGTTGAATGTGCTTGGCAGGGCTGGAACGCACGCCCTATACCTCGCCGCGTTCTCGACAGCAGCACAGCAACGGCGAAGGGGGCCAGCGCATGACGGCCGCCAATCCCCGCGACCTGTGCATCATCGCGTGCGTGTTCTGCCGCGACCCGCAATTCTGGCAGTGGGCCGACTTCAACAGCCCTGCCGTGATCGCTTCCGCCGATGCCGCCAAAGACTTCATCACCACCACCTGCCAGGTGAAGTCGCGCGTGGAACTCGACACCAATGAAGCGGCTGGCCAGCGCTTCCATACCCTGGTGCGCGCGCCATTCCTCGCATGGAAGGAATCCCTGTGACCGCCACGACCATCCTTATCTCCATCGATGAGGCCGCCGCGCGCGGCATCAATCGGCTGCGTATGCCACGTTGGGCGAACAAGCTCGATCACCTCAAGCTCGACATAATTGATGGCCAGCCTGGGCCGTGGACGCACCTGTTTGCACCATTCAACAAAGAATGCAACGGCCACGACCCTGTCGATGTGCTGTTCACCAGGATGGACTACACCGCGCGGGTGTATCTGCCCTACGAGGGCGCGCTACCGGATTCCGATGAGTACAAAGCAGCTCAGGCAGCTTTCGAAGGTGCCATGCGCTAAACGGGAAGCCGCGCCCCGATCTGCGCGGCATCAAAAGAAAGTAATTAATGAAATTTGCACAACGCTATACCAAGGATGTTCCTGCCGGCGACTACACGCCAGCCCATAAAGCTCTCAACTCCTTTGCCATCGCGCGCGACGTTATCGGCGCGCTGCTCATCCTGGTGATGCTGCTGGCTTATTGGCCATTCCGCACCGTGCCTACCGGCTCGCGCGGCGTTGTCACCCAGTTCGGCGCCATCAAAGGTATCCAGAACGAAGGCCTGGTCATTTTGGCGCCATGGGAAAAGCTCGCACTGTTCAGCGTGCGTGCCGAGACGGCCAGCATCGAGAACGCGGATGGCAATACGTCAGATACCCAGCCGGTCAAGGTCAGCATGACCGTGCGCTACAGCATCAAGGTAGCGAAGGTGGCCGAGGTCTACGAGAAGTATAGCCATGACGGCGATCTGTCTTCCTACGTTCAAACTGCCACGCAGGAAGCGTTTAAGGCCGTGACGGCCCGCTACAACGCGCCTGACCTGATCGCCAAGCGCGCGCAAGTATCGGCTGATATCGCAACCGCGCTGTCGGTCAAGTTGGAAATGTACGGCGCCCAGGTGATCAACATCGATATGCGCAATTTCTCGTTCGGCGGCGATTACATGAAGGCGATCAGCGAAAAAGTTACCCAGGAACAGCTGCGTCTGGGCGCCGAAAACAAGTTGCGCACCGTGGAATCGGAACAGAAGCAGAAGGTGGCGATTGCCGAAGCCGAAGCGAGCGCGCTCAAGGCCAAGGCGGATGGCGAAGCGTATGCGAACTTGAAGGTAGCAACCGCCCAAGCCGATGCCCTGCGTATCCAGAACTCCGCTCTGGCCCAAAGCAAGGATGTGCTCGAACTGCGCCGCATTGAAGTCGAGAAGGTCAAGGCCGAGCGCTGGGACGGCGCCTTGCCACAGAACATGTATTCGGGCGCTCCGATCCCTTTCCTCAACATGAGCAAGTAAAAACAGTGCCGTGCGCATTGTGCGCGGCACGTCGAAAGATAACTCCATGACCAAATCCGCATCCTTCCCATTCGTCTGGCCGCACGCGATGATCTACGCCCGCCCGTCGCCGGCGATCTTCACCCGTCAGGGCTTCCATAGCTACTTCGCCAAGGCCCTGTCCGGCTTGGCGTGCCACGGGCAGACCTTCATCGATTGGCGCGGCCTGCGCCTGCCTTGTTACCTCAAGCGCAGCACCACAGCCGTGCGCCAAGCATTCCCCTTCGCCTAACCCCCTGGATTGATAATCATGCGCCTCACTCACTTCGGCATTACCACCGCCTTACTCGTCCTGACCGTTCTTCATGCGGCGGTAAGTTCCATGCAAGCAGCTCACCAGTTGCCCGTGTTCAGCTACCTCAACCTGGCGATCTTTATCCTCCCCGCCGTAGCATTGATGGTGCATGCCTACTTGCTGGTGAAAACGAAAGCAAAAAAGACTCAAGGCGCCCTGATCAAACCTTTGGCAACCTGTGCGGTTGACCCGGAACTGATAGCCATTGGTAAGGCGATGATGGAGCGCGCCGAGCGCACGGATGCGAACCACATGCGCGACGCACTGGCTTATGGCCTGTCCGTCCGCAAGGTGACTATCTCTCCTGGGGGAATGGTCGCTATCGACAACGTTGCGATCAAGGATCTCTTCAAGCAAGCGGATGTAACACCCACAAGCAAATGCGATACGAGTACCGCTGCCGAATTTATCGCCCTTGCGCACGGACAGGCCCGATTGTGGGCGGAGCTCCAGCGGCCTGACAGCGAATCAATAAACCTGGCAATTCCGTCTAAAGCGGTAATTATCGGCACGGACCTGGGGAAGGTGGGCGGCGATCACTCGGCAACTGTCAAGATCGATCGGCAAGGCCATGTTCTTGACCTCCGAACTGTTCCCAGTAAGCGGCAAGGCCATGGCGGTGCACGCAAGCGCGCCAAGGCACGCCGTGCAGAAGTCGCCGCATGAGCAGCCAGTACCGTATCGGCATACCCACGGACGTTCTTGCCGCCGGTTCGATTACGATGGGACAGCCCATCATCCACGACTTCGTGTTTCATCCGGGTCCGAACGAACTGCGCCTCACCGCAAAGGGCATGATGTACCAGGGCGAGCTGGTGGAGGACGCCGGCGCCGCATATGCTGCCCTGATGAAAGTGATGAACGCACTACAGGGTAGTCCACTGCGTGAGGACTGCGCTGTGGGGCCATTCGAGCCGCCAGCACTCATTAACGCTGTCGATGTCCTGCAGACCTCTATTGACCAGGTATGGAGTGAGGCAATGCAGGTGGCATCTCGTCTGGTCATCAAAATGACCGGCATCCCCCTTGATGCGCTGCTGGCTGGCCGTGGCGTGCGGGATCGGATGGTGGACGAAGGCGAGAACATTGCACGGGCTCTCCTCAAACTGCGGCGAGACTCCATATCACCATGCCCGGCATCGAGCGCGCTGAGTATTCATCCGTCCGTGTGGACAGACCCGGCGCTTAACTTGTTGCGGGAGGCGCGCGACACGATTGTGGACTTCGGACCGCGCGGAACGCAGGCCGAAATCATCGCTGACATCGACAAGATGCTGAAACGTGGGGTGCAAGCATGAGGGTATCCCTGCTTACCGATGCGTTGCTCGATTACTGGGTAGGGCGTGCCGAGGGCATCCCGGCCGACCAGCTGCGCATCCAGCTGGTGCCGCGCACCGATATGCTGATCTGCGTGCGCGGCGGCAAGCAGCGGTTCGACCCATCGACCAACCCGGCCGTCAGCTGGCCCATCATCGACCGCATTGGCGTGCGCATCGGCCCCTACCTGGGCGGCTGGGAAGCGACCTACTGCGGATGGCAGGCCGGCGCAACCGGGCTGGAAGCGGCCATGCGGGCCTACGTGGCGGCCGTCTTCGGCGCCGACGTGCCGGATGTGGCCCAGTCAACCTTGGGCGAGAACGTCCCAGCATGCGAAGGAACATTGTGAGCGACATCAAGATCAATACCAGCGTCAGTATCACGGCCAGCATCGAGCTCACCGAGGGCCAGCTGCGCGCACTGGATGCCTTGGCCGGCTACGGGCCTGACAATTTCTTCAAGGCCTTCTACGTGAAGCTGGGCAAGGCCTACATGCAGCCCTTCGAGCGCGATATGCGGGAGCTGTTTTCGCTTATCCGTGCACAGGTGCCGCCGGCACTGGCTGGCATCAAGGAGGCGAGGAAAGCGCTGGGCCTTAAATGATTCCAGCTACTTTTACAATGGGTAGCGCTTTGGCTATGCTGTCAGCCCGAATTGACAAACTTGTGGGCGTGGATTCGCTTCAAACCAGTGTCATGCGTCAGGTGAACAGGCTCGAAAGCGCCAGAGAACAGCTGGCCACCGCGACCGAGATAGCCGGCGCGATGCATGGCGATTACCGGATCGAGATTTTGTATCGCCGCCAGCTAGGGAAGAGCAGCATGGTACCGGTGTTGAAATGATGGGGAACTCTGGTGCCGTTTGGGTGGCCACTCATCTGGCATTGGCTTTTGGCAACTCGTCCCACCTGGTTGTATAGCAGGGCGTCTTATTGCCGGAGCGCATCGCCCAGCGCGGGGCCAGGCCTGCCGACGCGAGCGTCACCGAGTCCCGCCCGAACCGATCGTTCAGCGCATCGAGCGCCGCCATCACCTTGACAGCGGGTTCGCGCGGGCGCGCTTCATCAAACAGCACGCCCTGTAGCATGCTCTTGGGCGACAGGTCCAACAGCATCACGCCAGCCTTCTTGTAGCGGAAGCCTTCGATGAATATCCGTTCCAAGCCATGCAGGGCGGCGCCGGCCAGCACGCGACTATCGTCCGTCGGCACAATCAAGGGCACGGTCAGGCCATTGCTGTACTGCAAGTCCATTTTGCGAAAAGGGTTGGTCTGTATAAAGACGTGGACGGCCCCACAGACCGAATCCTGCGACCGCAGCTTCTCACTGGCGCGCGTGACATAGGACGTCACGGCCTGGCCCAGTTCGTCGATGCTGGCCACCATGGCGCCGAAGGACTTGGAGCTGACGATTTCCTTGCGTGGTGGCGCCACCTCTTCCAGGGCCAGGCAGGAAATGCCCCGAATCTCGTTGCATGTGCGCTCCATCACGACCCCGAACTTAGCACGCATGTCGCGCGGGCTGGCTTCTTTCAGGTCCTGCACCGAATTGATACCCATGGCGCGCAGCTTGTCGCCGATGCGCCGGCCCACGCCCCACACCTCGCCGACGTCGATGCGGGAGAATAGCCAGAACATGCGGGCGGCCGACATCGTGGAAAGATCGCACACGCTGTTGAACAGGGCAAACTTCTTGGCGATGTGGTTGGCCAGCTTTGCTTGCGTCTTCGATGCGCCCACGCCCACGCACACCGGCAGGCTGGTCCACTGGAGTATCTTGGCGCGGATATCCTGGCCCATGGCCGTAGGCGTGTCCCACAGCCCGCCCATGCCGTTCAGGCTCAGGAAGGCCTCATCGATGCTGTAGACCTCGACGTGCGGGCTGTAGGTGCGCAGGATCGTCATGATGCGGTTGCTAAAATCGGCATAGAGCGCGTAATTACTGCTCAACGCCACAATTCCGTGCTGGCGCGCCAGGTCCTGTAATTTATGCCACGGTTCCCCCATGCTCACCCCGAGCGCCTTCACCTCATTCGACCTGGCCACGGCGCATCCGTCATTGTTCGACAGCACCACCACCGGAACATCACGCAGCCGCGGATTCATCGCCCGCTCACATGACACGTAGCAATTATTGACGTCCACCAGGGCGAACAGCTGGGCGCGCGCATCAGCCATGGCTAGACCCGCAACTTGCGCACCACGCCAGTGACGACACCCCACACCTGCAGTTCGTTGCCTTCCACCAAGCGTATCGGCTTGAATGCGGGATTTTCAGGATGCAGTTCGATGACCCCGTGCTGGCGGTACAGGCGCTTGAGCGTATATTCGCCATCGATGACGGCCAGCACGTAGTGGCCGTGCGCAGCTGTAACTGAACGGTCCACCAGCACGATGTCGCCATCCAGGATGCCCACCCCGGACAAACTCATGCCCACCACCTTGAAAAAGAACGATGCTTCCTTGTGCTGGACCATGAAGGTATTCAGGTCCAGGCCCTTTTCCGTATAGTCGGCCGCCGGCGACGGGAATCCAGCGGGAATTTTCTGGCAGAACAGCGGCCGTGATGCCAGCGGCGCGAGTTGCGCGGCGGGCGTGCCGGGCTGGAGTACGCCAGAACTAGCCGGAATGGGGGGGAAGATGGTCATTTTGGTTACTTTATACTGTGTTTTTATACAGTATAGCGGTTTACTTTGGATACCGGAAGGAGCCTGTGCGGGAAAATCCGCGCGATTTTGTTCTGGCGAAACCCGCACAAATGGCCGTAAAATTCGCCTCAATTCGATAGTCTGAATAACTGTCTCTTGCGTAAAGAGGCCTGAAATAGGCACTTTCAAGGGGTCGAAGGATGGTGAATCGCTGCCCGCAAGCTGGGGCAGGGAGTCGCATGCTATATGCGAGCAGGGGACGCAGAGCGTTACGGACACTACCCTTCCGGGGGCGGGCCACTCCCGCTCTATAGGCTGCAAGCCGATATCAGCAATCGGCCATCATCAAATGGCGGTAGTCCGCCACGGAAAGCCCAGTCGATGACAAGTCGCCTGGGCTTTTTTAATGGTCGGTCCACACAGGCGCCGCCCATTCCCCCGAATTCAACGCGGAAACGTACATGTCGAAAAGCAAAGTTACCATCAAGCCGTCTTCCTTGCCGATGGCGTCGCCCCTCGGCTTCATCATCCTGCTGGGATTGCTACTGGACCGCCTGGCCGCGCCGGGCTGGGCTTGGGGCGTGTTGGGCACGGTTGCAGTATTGCTGGCCATCGTGTTCCTCCAGCAGCGCGTGTATGGCGTCGAGCGCGACGTTCCCGGCTTTGGCGATGCGACGGAAGAAATTGATCTTCCAGCCAAAGGCTAAATAATCAACGACTTACGGCGATTGGTAAATTTTCTCAGGTAGGACCGGGCATTTATTTACCAGGCATATCTGCCATTCAACCATTTCACCGTTGTGTCTGATCCTTCAGGCACTGGCCCCGGCGCAGCAATGCGTGCGGGGCCTTCTATTTTGGACTGCCGTGAAAACCACCCGTCAATGCCACCACCAGCCCGATGCGCGGCAGGACGAGCGCCCGCTGACGATCGATGAGGCGCGCCACCCGTTGTTGCCCTGGTTGCCGGCTGACGATGCGCCGGATGACTACGAGGACGTCGAGTACGCCGCCCGCTGGGTGCGATCGCATGCGCCAGTCGCCTCGATCGGGACCTTGCAGGTGCCAAGCACGACTGCGGAGAGGCCACGGCAGAAACAACACAAGAAGGCGCAGTAATCCATGGCAGCAGCAGAAAGAAAGGCGATCGACTGGGACCTGGTCGAGGCGGACTGGCGCGCCGGCGTCAAGACCAAGCAGCAGATGGCCGTGCAGTACGGCGTATCGCGCGCGGCCATGGACAAGCGCTTCACGAAGCTGGGTATCACGCGCAACCTGACCGAGAAGATACGCGCCAAGACGCAATCGATCATCGCGCATGCCGCGATGCCGGACCCGGCACCCGATCTGCCGCCGGCGCAAGAGCGCGATATTGTCGAGGCCAATGCCGCGATGCAGTCGCAGATTATCCTGGCGCACCGCACCGACATTCAGCGCGCCCGAAAGCTGTCGAGCAGTCTGCTTGCTGAGCTGGAATTCCAGACGGACAACAGGGACCTGCTGCACCAGCTGGCGGAAGCCATGTGCCAGCCCGACGAGAAAGGCCAGAACAAGCGCCTGGAGCTATTCGAGAAGGTCATTTCGCTGAGCACGCGCTCTTCCACCATGAAGACGCTGGCCGACTCCCTGCGCAGCTTGGTTGCAATGGAACGCCAGGCGTTCGGCATGGATGATAAGGATAACGAAGACCTCGGCAGTGGCGTAGAGGATGCCATCCGCCGTGTGGCGGCCAAGCATGGCGAGTAGCAACCGCCAGGCGGAATTCGATCGGACGATTGAAGCGCTGCGAAACGATATCGAATTGCACTGCGAAACCTGTATGTACGTGCAGGACAAGGAGGGCAAGAAGGTCCCGTTGCGCTTCAATCGGGCGCAGCGCTACATTCACGCCAAGATCGAGGAACAACGCCAGCGCACCGGCAAAGTGCGCGCGATCATCCTCAAGGGCCGTCAGCAGGGCGCTTCGACTTACATCGGCGCGCGCTTTTACTGCATCAGCAGCATCAATTTCGGCCGCAACGCGTTCATCGTAGCCCACGAGCAGAAGGCGACTGACAACCTGTTCAAGATGGTGAAGCGGTATCACCAGCACAACGTTTTCTCGCCGTCCACCAGTGCGACGAACAGCAAGGAACTGGTCTTCAACCGGCTCGACGGCGGCTACAAGCTCGCCACGGCTGGTTCCAAGGACGTGGGCCGCTCCAACACGGCCCAGCTGCTACACGCCTCGGAATTTGCCTTCTGGGACAACGCCATCATGCACATGGCGGGTCTGGGCAATGCGATTTCGGACATGGACGGCACCGAAATCATTATCGAGTCCACGGCCAATGGTGTCGGCGGCCCCTTCCACCAGATGTGGCAGGACGCAGAAGCCGGTATAGGCGAGTACATCGCCATTTTCGTGCCCTGGTTCTGGCAGGACGAATACCGCGCGGCCGTGCCGGCAGACTTCGAGCTGTCGGCCGCCGACACGAAGTACATGGAGACTTATGGCCTGGATATGGCTCAGATGGCCTGGCGTGCTAACAAGATCATCACCTATGGCCAGTCGATGGCCTGGCTGTTCGATCAGGAGTATCCCGCCACGGCGGCGCTGGCGTTCAAGTCGGCCACCACCGACCCGCTGATCAACCCCACCGACGTCATGGCGGCCATCGCCAGCGACTACCGCGCGATGATGGGTCCGCTGATCATCGGCTGCGACCCAGCCGAATACGGCCCGGACCGCACGGCGATCGCGTTCAGGCGCGGCCGCGTGGTGTTCCGCCTGGAGGTGTACGAGAAAAAGGGGCCGATGGAAGTAGCCGGCATCCTGGCGGCGCACTGGAAGCAATATCAGCCTGACGGCATGCTGGTCGACAAGATCGGCATTGGCAGCGGCATCGTGGACCGGCTCAAGGAGTTGAACATTCCTGTCATTGGGGTGAACAGCGCATCGAAGGCCGAGGATAGTGAAACCTATGCGAATAAGCGTGCGGAAATGTGGTATCGCATGAAGGAATGGGTGGAAGACCAACCCTGCACATTGCCGCCGAACCCGGCACTGGTCGCCGATATGTCGGCGCCCAAGTACAAAACCAGCTCGAACGGTCGCAAGCTGGTCGAATCGAAGGATGAAATGAAGGCGCGCCAGGTCCGGTCCCCCGATCTGGCCGACGCAATCGCACTCACCTTTGCGGAGCACATCGCGCCGATCAGCGCGGCATCCGAACATCGAGGCGGCCAGCAGCATTACCGCTCGCCCACAAGCGCCGGGTATTGAGCAGCGCCCCATTCACAGACAGCCACCCTTGAGGTGGCTTTTTTTATGAGCATCCCCATGACAGACAGCACCGTACCTGAGCAAGGCCAGCTCGGCGCCATGGCCCAAGCCATGCTCAACGCGCAGGCCGCAGCGCAGCGCGAAGCCGAGCGGCGGGAATACGAAAGCGCCGCGCAGGAAGCGCTGATGTCCGAAGAGCCCGGCGCGCCCGCATTTAAAACGCTGGCGGGCTTGGGCGCAGTGTGGCTGGCTGAGTTTGCCCAGGCAGAGCAAGAACGTCGCGAGACAGAGTTGCGGTGGTTACAGGACCTGCGCCAGTATCGCGGCCAGTATGACCCCGATATTGAAGCCGAAATGGACGCGGACCGTTCAAAGGCCTTCGTGCGCAAGACGCGCGTAAAGGTCAAGACGGTCGATTCGCGTGTATTTGATCTGCTGTTCCCAGCCAACGCTGACCGCAACTGGTCGATCGAGCCTACGCCTGTTCCGACGGTTGCGCCGGAAACCGAGGCGAAGATCACGGCCGAGTTGACCCAGGTGTTGCAGCGCAAGCCCGGGGTGGACGAGATCAAGGCCGCCATCAAGCACATGGTGGATGCTGCGGCCAAGGCCATGTCGAAAACGATCGATGACCAGCTCACCGAATCGCGCTACAAGAAGTCGGCCCGCGCCGTAATCCATTCCGGTCATCTGTACGGCACGGGAATTTTGAAGGCGCCGCTGATCGAGCGCAAGGTGCGGACCCGCTTCATCCATAAGGATGGCAAGTGGCAGTCGATCACGGAATCGTATGTCGTGCCATTCGTGGATTATGTGCCGCTGTGGCGCTTCTTCCCGGACATGAGCGCGACCGAGCTGGAAAACTGCCGCTATGTGTATGAACGCCACGTCCTGAGCAAGGCGGCCACGCTGGCCCTGGCTGAGCGCAAGAGTTTTGATGCCGACAAGATACGCGAATACGTGCTGTCGAACCCAGACGGCTCGCATCAGCGCAAGGCCTACGACGAAGAGCTGCGCCAAGTCGGCGAGCGCGGCGCCACCAAGAACGCCGACGGCCAGTACGAGATTCTGGAGCGGTGGGGATGGGTCGATGCCGTCCAGCTGGCGGCGTGCGGGGTTGAAGTGCCGCAAGAGCGCATGCATGAAACGTTCTTCGCCAACGTGTGGCTGCTGCCGAACGGTGAGGTGGTGCGCGCCGCCCTGCAGCCCATCAACGGCGTGACCTGGCCTTACCACCTGTACTACTTCGACAAGGATGAGACATCGATCTTTGGCGAAGGCCTGGCCACCATCATGCGCGACGATCAAACCATGATCAATGCGGGTGTGCGCATGATCTTGGACAACGCCGCCCTGACCGCCGGTCCGCAGTTTGAAGTGAATATGGATTTGATGTCACCGACGGAAAAAGCCGATCGCATGCATCCGTTCAAGTTGTGGTATCGCAATGGCAAGGATGCCGCCTCGCCGGCCGTGCGCGTGCTCAATATCCCGGGCAAGCTCGAAGAGTTATATCCGATCGTCAACATGTTCGAAACCAATGCCGATGAGGTCACGGCCGTACCGCGCTACATGGGTGGTGAAAATCCGACCCAAGGCGCCGCCGGCACTGCCTCGGGCCTATCCATGCTGATGGGCAATACGTCGGTCGTCATGAAGGACCTGATCAACGGCTATGACGAGGGCATTACCACCCCGTTCATCAATGCGCTGTATTGCTGGAACATGCAGTTCAATAAGGATAACGACATCAAGGGAGATTACAACATCAAGGCGCGTGGCAGCGCCTCCCTGGTAGCCAAGGAGATCCGCGCCCAGCAGCTCGATGCGTTCTCCGCGCAGACGGCCAATCCGCTCGATGCGCCGTTCATCAAACGCGAAAAACTGTTGCGCCAGCGTGCCGAAGCACACGACCTGGTCGACGTCGTCAAAACGGAAGAAGAAGTCATTGCGGAACAAAGCAACGAATTGGCCAAACAGCAGCAGCAACTGGCCCAGCAGCAGCAGGAGCTGGACATGAAACTGAAAATGGCCAACCTCGACAAGCTGACTGCCCAGGTGCAAGAGGTGCTGGCGAATGCACGCCTGAAAAATGCCGACGCCGCCGCGAAAAATGTGGGCGCCGTGTATGCCGCCACGCAAGCGGCCGGGGTGGCCGCCACCAATCCGACGATTGCGCCGGGCGCCGACAATATCCTCAAGTCGTCCGGCTGGGAAGATGCTGCTGCGCCACAACAGATGCCGCAAGCGCCCCAGGATACCTTGCCGGCGGCACCGCCGCCCGGCAACGATCTGCCGACGCCAGTGCCCGGCAACGCGCCGGAGCCAGAAGCGCCGAATGCTGCCGTACCAGCCATGGCTGGGCCGGGCGAGGGCATGCAGGCGGGTATCGAAACGCAGGCGATCGACTGATGGCCGACCAAACGCAACTGAATGCGGCCGCTGTTGATGCGCTGGTCACGGTGCGGGCCTATCGCGGTACCGATCTGTACATGGCGATGATCAAGTTGCTCGACAGCATAGCTGCACTGCACCTGGAAACGCTTGCCAGCGCTCCAGTGGACGTGGTGCCGAGGACCCAAGGCGCCTTGTCCCAGGTACGCAAGCTGCGCCAGGCCATGGTGAGCACCAATCAGCACGACTCCCCGATCGGGTAACTCCCGACACGATTCTTTGACCCCTGAGTAATCAGGACAGCCAGAGCCACTCCTGACCGGGTGGCTTTTTTTATAAGCCAACCACGGAGATGCACATGGCGATTACTGAAGAGAGCAACAAAAAGGCAGCGGCCGACTATGCGGCCGCCTACGCGGAAGAGCCGCAACGGGTGGAGCAGACCGAAGATGAAGCATTCGGACTGACGCCGGACGAAGCCCCCGGCACGGCCACGCCAACCGGCACTGCGCCCACCGTCTCGATTGACCTGGACAAGAGCCGCGATGGCGGTGAAGGCGAGCCAGCGCCCGCAGCTGCAGGTAAGGAAGCTGCAGGTCCTGCAAGCGACGATCCAGCAGCACAGGAAGCCGGAGCGGCACAGGCCCTCGACGTGGAGAAGGAAAACCAGCGCTTGCGCTCCTGGGAAGGCCGCCTGAAGGCGCAGCAAGCGGAACTGGATCGTGAAAAAGCGGGTGCCGGCACGCCGGCCGCCGGCGATAAGGGCGACCAAGACGATAAGGGCGATGCCGCTGGCAAGGGGGATGAGGAAGGCGTGGACAGCGACGATCCGGACCTCAAGGCGCTGGCGGACGATTTCGGCCCGGAATTCGTCGCGCTCTTGCTCAAAGTCATCAACAAAGTCGCAAAGCGTTGCGCCACCACAGTCGCCGGCGAGCATGCCGGTCCAGTGCGCCAGGACATCGACGCGATCATCGCCGAAATTACCAGCGAGAAAGAGCGGGCGCACTTCGAAAAAATCGCCGATGCGCATCCGGACTTCATGGACATCGCCAATTCCGACGAATTCAAGGCATGGCTGGCCGGTTTGGCACCTGCCGAGAAGGAAGAAACCGAGCGCGTGGCCAGCGCTGGCACGGCCAAGGAAATCATTGCCATGCTCAAAAAATACAAAGCATCGAAGTCGGACGGTGACGCCGATATGGATACGGCCATGGATCAGGCCGAAGGCGTGCGCAGTACGGGCGGCTTGAAATTGCCGGAATCCCCAACCGCCGCGAAGGACTACGAAACGGCCTGGGAAGCGCACTAAACCGCAGTAGCTGCACCTGCGCAGGCTCGCAGGTCGTCAACCCGTCGGCGTCATCGACGGGGCTCACAGGAACGCAACCATAGCGCAAACACCATTCATCGCGCGGCCGCCCATGGCGCCGTGCTGATGGGTCACGTCTGCATACGACTGGTTTCCGAATTTCATGGTGTGAACGGACAGGCCGGCTGGCCCCCGCTCCCGCGCTGAATCGACTGTGTACCCAACTTTTCTATTCGATTTTGCACCCATTTTAGAGGAAATCTCAATGTCCGTTTTCGGCGATATTCAACCACGTACCGCAGCATTTGCGGCCAAAGAACTGCTCAAGCGCGGTATCCCATTCATGATCCTGGAGAAGTTCGGCCAGTCGAAACCCTTGCCGGGCAATTCGAGCAAGACCATGAAGTTCCGTCGTTACAACGCGCTGGACGCCACGCCGACCGCGCTGGCCGAAGGTATCACCCCTGCGTCGCAGCAACTGACCATCACCGACGTCACTGCCACCCTGACGCAGTACGGTAGCCGTATCCAAATCACCGATGTGATCCTCGATACCCATGAAGACCCGGTGCTGAACGAGTCGATCACCCTGCTGGGTGAGCAGGCCGCGCAGATGATCGAGAAAATGCGTTTCGGCGTACTGAAAGCGGGCACCAACGTCGTGTACGGCAACGGCGCCATGCGTAGCGCGGTCAATACTGCGCTGAGCATTGCCGTGCAGCGTAAAGCGACGCGCGCCCTGAAGCGTCAGAACGGTCGCGCGATCACCACGGTGGTCAAGTCCACGCCGGCATTCGGTACGGAAGCTGTTGCCCCTGGCTTCATCGGCCTGACCCACCCGGACCTGGAAAGCGATATCCGTGGCATGCCAGGTTTCGTGCCGGCTGAGAAATATGGCGCGATGACGCCGTTCGAGAATGAATTGGGCAAGGTGGAAGACGTGCGCTATCTGACGTCGACCATCTTCGATTCCTTCCCGGACGCCGGTGGCGACAAGGGCGCCATGCTGTCGGCCAGCGGCGTCAAAGCCGATGTGTACCCCGTGCTGTACCTGGCAGCGAATGCCTATGGCATCGTGGCCTTGAAAGGCATGTACGCGGTGACGCCGATGGTCGTCAACCCGAAGCCTAGCGATTCTGACCCGCTGGGCCAGCGCGGCCACGCCGCGTGGAAGAGCATGCAGACGGCTGTGATCCTGAACGATGCGTGGATGGTGCGCGTGGAAGTTAGCGCAACGGCATAACGGCGTCAGTACGCCCCTTGAAAGGCCCGCATGGTTGCGGGCCTTTTTCATTTCATCCGAATTTATGGAGTAGACGCATGAACGCGAACACCAAAAAAAGCAGCACCTCCCAAGTATCGACACTCGATGATCTGGGCGGCTTCGACCAGGCAGAGGCAGTCTCGACGGCAGTGACAGGCAGTGCGCACGATGACGCGCTGAGCGGCGACAAAGTGAGCATCACCATTTACGAGCAGGAAGGCGAGATGGGCCGCGAAGCCGTTTTCGTCAGCGTCAATGGCGTCGGTTATCAGATTCCGCGCGACGTGCGCTCCAGCATTCCGGTCGAAGTCCTGCACGCCCTCGAAAACTGCGTACAGGACATCCACGAATCGCTGCCCAATGGCGAAATGAAGAAGCGTTCCTTGCGCCGCTTTAACTTCAACGTGCACGGCGCGGCATAAGGCCAGCACCACACCTCGATACCCATAGTCGGGCCACCCATTCACCGGAGAGCGTAATGCCTTCAACTAAAGTAGTCGACGCGCTCTTTCGCGTGTCAACGCAGCTGCAGGACATGGCTCCGCAGTTCACTCGCTGGAATGAAAAGGAGCTTGTGACCTGGCTCAACGATGGTCAGCGTGCCATTGCCAAGTATTTGCCGGCATCGTGCTCCCGTGTGGATGCGATCAAGCTCAAGCCTGGCACCAAGCAATCCATCGAACTGCTGGGCGCCGGCAACCTCTTGCCGGGCGATGGCTCGCCTGCCACTGCCGTGTACGGGAACTATCTCAACGACGTGGTGCGCAATATGGGGGCGGATGGCCTGACCCCTGGTCGTGCGGTGCGCGTTGTATCGCGTGAAGTGCTCGACAGTCAGAATCCTGACTGGCACACCATTACGGGCGCCGGGCGGGTTGAGCAATTCGTATTCGACCCGCGCGCACCCAAGATTTTTTATGTCACGCCCGCCGTCAATGACACGCCAACTTGGGTAGAAGTGTCGTATCTGGCCAATCCAGCCGAGATTCCGAACACGGGAACCAAGGCGGCGCCGCTGTACGGAGTTGACAGCGTCAATCCAGCTGTGATTTCCGTCGATGACAAATACATCGATGACCTGGTGAATTACGTCCTGGCGCGCGCTTACATGAAGGATGCCGACTTTGCATCTTCCCAATCCAATGCGTCTGCCTATTCCGGCATGTTCACCAGTTCGCTTAATGCCCAGGTGCAGGCTTTGACCGGCAACAACCCGAATCTGGCCGCCTTGCCGTTTGCCACCCAGGCACAGATTCCAGCGGCGGCGCACTAACCCATGGCCATTTCCCTCGAAATCTTTTCGCCCTACGTGGTGCCGTTTGTCGTGGGCTGTCCGGACAGCACGATTCGCATGAATCTGCTTGAAGCGGCCATCGAACTGTGTGAGCGTAGCGGCGTCTGGACCGCCAATGTGCCACTGGCCGCCATGGACGGCGGACTGTTCGCGCCGGTCTTGCCGGCAGGTGCGCGGGTCATGCTGGTCAAGGAAGTGTGGCGTTCCGCTGCAAGTGCCTTGCCTGAGAGCGCCTATGACGTCGCGGGCGACTGGAACACGCTCAGCTTCCGCGAGCCGCAGCTGGCCGCACAGGCGGCTGGCTTTACCGCGACTGTTTGCATGGTGCCCACGCGCATCACGGCCGGCCAGCCCACCAGTGATCTTCCCGACTTCCTGGTCGAGCGGTTCCTGAACGGGATTGCGGCCGGCGCCAAGTTCCGCCTGATGTGCATGCCAGGGCAATCCTGGTCAAATCCCGTACTGGGGCTCACCTTCCAGCAGGAATTCAACCGCGCATGCGGCACCGCTGCGATTGAAACGCAGCACGGCCGGGCAGCAAACAGCCCACGCGTTCAGCACCGCCGCTTCCGATAATGAAAGGATCTTCATGAATTTACCTAGAAAAGTTAAACACGCCCTAGCGCGCCGCGCTCTGGGCTTTGCCGCACTGGCGGCCGGTCCCAGCCTGCTATCGATGGCGTATGAGGTGCCAGCATGAGCCACATTCAGGCATTTCTCTTCACCGCGCTGTTCGTGCTGCAGCTGGCGGACGTCGCCACTACCTACTACATCATTTCCCGTCAGATCGGGCGGGAGGCAAACCCGCTCATGGCCTGGTTGATTCGCCAGTTTGGCCTGGCGCCGGGTCTGCTGCTGCCGAAGGCGGCCATGCTCGTTGCTCTGTACCTGGCAGTGCTGGAGCAAGGCATTCCCCACTGGGCGCTTGCAGGCCTCATTGCCCTGTATGTATGGGTCATTTATAACAACGTCGGCGTAATCCGTGTCGGATGGGAGCGCGCCAAAGGATGAGCAGCTGGCCAAATACATGGCTGAGAGCTTGCCAGGTGGGTAGCGCGCGCGGCAAGGGTCCGCGTCTGCGGTGCATACCGCGCCGCATGGTCGTCACCGACCGTCGCGCCACATAACACGGCCCATCACGCCGTGGACAGCCTCACAAGAACCCGCTACGGCGGGTTTTCCATTTTAGGAGCCTTCATGGCAGAACCAGTCTCAACCTTCGCCGCGCTTACCGCCACGCTGCTCAAAATCGCCCTGGCGTCCCTTCCAGGCGCCGCCGGCGCCGCCGTGTCGCTCAAGTTTCTAGGAGACAGCTTGAGCGCATCACAGAAATTTGTCTCCTTCCTCATCGGTTTTGCCTGCGCCATCTACATCGCGCCGGCGCTGATCGACTTCTTCAGCATCGGCGGCGACCGCGTGCATTCCGGCGTGGAGTTCCTGGTAGGGCTCTTCGCACTGGCCACCTGCCGCGAGGTGTTCACGGAAATCAATTCGGCCGACCTGATCGGCGCATTGAAGCGCCGTTACCTGGGGAGTGATAAATGACGATCAAAGTGCTGTCGTTTGCCGTGCTGCTCGGCTGTCTTTTCTGTGTGCTCAACCCCCGGCTGCAAACGCGCACCGTCGGCACGGCCACGCTTTCCTTCATTGGCATTCTCGCTTTGGTGAATTTCTTATGATGACGCTCGCACAATTGGTTCAAATCATGCCGTATGCGCGCTCCCGCGCGTCCGTCTTCCTTCAACCGCTGAACGCAGCAATGCTGGAATTCGGCATCAACACCCCGGCGCGGCAAGCCTCATTTCTGGCCCAAGTGGGTCATGAATCGGGGCAGCTGCTCTATGTGCGGGAGCTGGCCAGCGGCCAGGCCTATGAAGGGCGCGCAGACCTGGGCAATACACAACCAGGTGACGGCGTGCGCTTCAAGGGGCGCGGCCTGCTGCAAGTGACGGGCCGCGCCAACTACACAGCATGCGGCAAGGCGCTTGGTCTGGATCTGCTGGCCAAGCCCGAGCTGCTGGAGCAAGTCGTGCTTGCCTGCCGTTCGGCCGGCTGGTTCTGGCAGATGCGCGGCTTAAATGCGCTGGCGGACACGGGCAACCAGGTGAAAGTTTCGCAGCGCATCAACGGCGGCTCGAACGGCCTGGCGGCGCGCCTTGGTCTGTTCGAAGTGGCGCAGCGGGTGCTTGCATGATGAGCGCGATCGATGTGCGCCCATGGCTGGCAGGCCTGCTGCTGGTCACGCTGGCCTTCTTTGTCGGGGAGTGGGAGGCGCAGCGCAGTTGCGCCGAGCGCCTGAACGCAGCCGATGGCCTGGCACGGGAGCAGCTACACCTGGCCACCTCCAAGGCGAAGCAGGACACAGCGCAGCTGACCGCGCAGCACCAGGCCGTTGACGCGGTACACCTACAAGAGATTCATGATGCAAAAACTACCATCGATACTCTGCGCGCTGACGTGCGCAGCGGCGCTGTCAGCCTGTCAATCGCCACCCGTGCGCTTCGTGCAGGCGCCGCCAGCCCAGATCCCGGCACTGGGTATATCGAAACGCGCTCCGAACTTATGCCAGAGGCTGCTATCGAGCTTATCGACATCGCCGCTGACGGAGACGACGCGGTGCGGGATCTCAACGCCTGCATTGCCAAGTACGACGCCGTGAGGCGCACGGTCAACCCGTAGTCACTGCCAGCACCACCCCGAGAGCCCGCTATATGCGGGCTCTCTTTATTTCAGGACCACATGATTTCCATTTCCAATTTTGGCGGCATGATGCCGCGCCAGAACGCCGCCATGCTTCCCAACGCGGCCGCCCAGGTCGCGCGCAACTGCACACTCTGGCATGGCGACTTGCGCTCGTTGAAAAGCGCCAGAACGGTAGTCACACCCGTGCCGCTGGCGCAGGCGATCAAGAGTATCTACCGCATGGGCATGTCCCTGCCAGAAACCCAGTACTGGCTGACGTGGACCACCGACGTGGACGTGGCGCGCGGGATAGTGGCGGGCGACACCACCGAGCGCACCTACTATACTGGCGACGGCGTGCCGAAAGTGACCAATTTGCAAATGGCAACGCAGGGAGGCACAAGCTACCCCGTCAATGCCTATGCCCTTGGTGTGCCGGCGCCCTTGCAGGCGCCAACCTGTGTCGCCAGTACCTCGACCGCGCCGGCGGAAACCCGCGTCTACATCTATACCTACGTCTCGGCCTGGGGGGAAGAGGGCGCGCCTTCCCCCCCCACCAAGGTAACGGTCACGGAAGGTGGCTCCGTCAAACTCGGCCTGCTGGCGACAGCGCCGACGGGCAACTACAACATCGCTGCCAAGCGTATCTATCGCAGCCAGCAAACGGCCAGCGGATCGGCCGTCTACGAATTCGTGACGGAAATTGCCGATGCCAGCACCACTTTCGAGGACAAGCTATTGCCCACGGAGCTGGGCGAGCCGCTATCGACCCTGTCGTATGCCCTGCCGCCGGCGACGCTGACGGGTTTGGTGGGTTTGCCCAACGGCATCATGGCGGGATTTTCGGGCCACGATCTGTACTTTTGCGAACCGAACTTGCCCTATGCATGGCCCGAAAAGTACCGCCTGACGGCCGATTATCCGATCGTCGGGCTGGGCGTCTTCGGGTCGAGCATCCTGGTGTGCACCAAGGGTTCCCCTTATCTGGTGACAGGCGTGCATCCGGACAGCATGTCGATGGAGCGCATCGAGCTCGACCAGGCGTGCGTCTCCAAGCGCTCGATCGTGTCGATCGGCGGCGGCGTGATGTATGCCTCGCCCGATGGCCTGGTCAATGTCGGTGTCGGTGGCTCGCGTGTTGTCACGCAGGCGCTGTACACCCGCGAGGAATGGCAGGCACTGGTCCCTGAAACCATCGAGGGGTATTTCCATGATGGCAAGTATGTCGCTTTGTATGCCGGCGGCGGCTTCATCCTCAATTCGCTGGAGGATGCCAGTCTGACCATGTTCGATGAAACCGTCACTGCGGGCCATGTCGATGCGGTCAACGATGCCTTGTACCTGGTGATCGGCGGGGAAATCAAGAAATTCAATGCCGGCGCCAACCTGACGTACACCTGGCGGTCGAAGAAATTCCAGTTCGCGGCAAGCCCTGGCCCAGGTTGCGCGCGCGTCGATGCCGACACATATCCCGTCACCTTCAACCTGTATGCCGATGGGGAGATGATCCATTCCCGGCAAGTGCTCGATGAGCAGGTATTCCGCCTGCCAGGCGATTACCGTCCGCGCCAGATCGAGCTCGAACTGATCGGCACCCAGCGGATTCGCCTTCTCGCAGTCGCTGACCGTCCCAAGGAGCTGAAAATTGGCTAATTTGCCCAGCATCCCAGCAATTTCCTCCAAAATTCCAACCGAGGTGAGCGCACTCTTGCGCCCGATGCGTGAAATTCTCAACGCATTTACTGCTGGCGATCATCAAGTAGCGAAACTGAAGGACCTGCGCGCCCTGGGCCTACCACTGCCCGGAGAGAAGGGCAGCGGCACGGACCTCGGCGCGACGCCGCCCAAGCCGACGGGCTTGAACATGTCCGGCGCGCTGGCAACGATCATCCTGGCATGGGATGCGACCAACTTTGACAAGCTGTCGCATACTGAAATCTGGCGCGCACAGTCCAACGATTTCAGTCTTGCCCAGATGGTAGGGCGCTCCGATGGCCGCATTTACGTCGACAACGTCGGCGGTGCGGCGGTGCGCTTTTACTGGATTCGTTATGTGTCGCAGGCCAATGTTGTCGGCCCCTTCAACGCCCAGCTGGGCACGCGTGGCGAAACTGGCGCAGACCCCGCTTACTTGCTGTCATTGTTGACCGGCCAAGTGACCCAATCGCAGCTGTATGCGGACCTAGGAAATAAGATTGAGTTGATCACTGCGCCGGCAAGCACCGCCGGCAGTGTCGCACAACGCATCCTGGCTGAGACGACGGCGCGCGACAAGGCAATTGCAGCGGAAGCAAATTTGCGCATTGCTGCCTTTTTGGCCGAAGCCAAGGACCGGGGCACGGCGATCGGCCAGGAAAGCACCTTGCGCCAGGAAGCGGACAACGCGCTGGCGCAGGAAATCCAGTATTTGGTAGCAGCGAGTGATACCAACCTTGCTGCTTATAAACAGGTCGTTACCGTCATTGCCACGGGCGATTCAGCGTTATCGAGCCGTATCGAATCGCTGGCAGCGCAAACGGCCGACAACATTACCGCCGCTATTCAAAAGGAAGAGACGGCGCGCACCAAGGCCGATAGCGCAGAAGTGGCCGCCCGACAGGTGTTGTCGTCAAAGGTGCTGGGCGTGGCGGACCCGGCGACCGTCGGTGCCGTCGCCAGCCTGTCCAGCGGATTATTGTTCGAGGAACGAAACTTACGCACTACCGCCGATACGTCGCTGGGCACGCGCATTGACAGTCTGACAGCCACGGTAAACGATAACGTTGCCAGTATCACCCGCGAAGAGAAGGTCCGCGCAGACGCGGACACCGCCCTGACGGAATTGGCCCAGTACCTCAGCGCGGCAACCGCGACCAGCCTGGCCGCTTCCCAGGTGGCCTATTCCGCGCAAGTGACGGCCGACACTGCCGTCTCTCAGCGTATCGAGTCGCTGGTAGCGGAAACTGCAGCTGGCCTCAAGGCCGCCATTGTCAGCGAGCAAACCGTGCGCGCTACAGCTGACAGCGCCACCGCCACGGAACTCAAGCAGTTACAGGCTATCGTCAGCGACCCCAGCACTGGGTTGGTCGCCAAGTATGCCGCAGTGAAAGTGCTGGCCGATGCTTCCGTCACGGCGCTGGGCAAAGTCCAGGCGAAGTACACGGTCAATATTGATGTGGACGGCATTGCCGGCGGCTTTGGCATTATCGGCAGTGGCGACGGCCTCACCTCTACAATCGATTTCGGGGTGCGCGCAAGCACCTTCTTTGTTGCGGGGCCAAGCGGCAATGGAATCGCGCCATCAACTCCATTTATCGTGCGCACTACGGCCAGCGTGATCAATGGTGTTAACGTCCCTGCCGGCGTGTACATCGCCGATGGATTCATCGCAAATGGCACCATTACCAACGCTAAAATTGGTAATGCGGCCATCGATGATGCAAAGATCGCCAGCCTCAATGCGGGCAAGATCACCGCTGGAGATATCGCTGCCACGCGGATGCAAGCGAATATCGTAACGGCATTGATCGGCAAGTTCAGCACTTTATCGGCATTGGCCGCCAGCCTGGGGCAGATTGAGATCAATGCCGGCGGATACTTGCGTACCCAAGGCGTCTCGTCGTTTACGGTCGGCGCCGGGCTCTGGATGGGGCAGGTGGACGGTGTCTATAAATTTCGCGTGGGCAATCCTATGGGCAACTACATGCAATGGGATGGCTCCAGCCTAACCATCACTGGCAGCGGGCAGTTTTCGGGGAAGCTGATGGGGGCAAGCGGGGAATTTTCAGGAAACCTCGTCGCGTCGAGCGGTACTCTTGGCGTTATCACGGCCGGTCTGCTCAGGAACACGGCCAATACCAGTTACATGAACTTGAACGCCAGCGGCGCCGAACCGTTTCTTTCGGTCGGCAACGGGGCCATTGTTCTGCGCGCTAACGGGTCTGGTCAATTCTCCCGAGAGTTAATTTCTGAACCAAATGTGATCTCGCGCGGAGTCACTGGGGTAAATGTAGGCTGGGTGGGATACATGGGGGGAGAGCATATTCCGTTCACCGTTTACATCGATACAAATGTAGGCTATCCAGATGGGTGGTACGACGCGCCATCGATCGCCTATATGGCAACAGCCACAATTGCTACAGGGAAGTCCAATAACGGAGGCATAAATGGCTTTACTCAAGCTGAAATCGTGTCAGGGGATGGCCTTGGGAATTTGAATGCCTACCCCATTGATAATCGAATTTATATCAAGTTCACTTGGACACCTACAACGGGGACTGGTCAAATCTTGCCAGAAACCATCAAATGGAAACTAGTAAGGGTTTGATAATTTCCATAATCACCTTTAACCGCCTCTTACAGGGCGGTTTTTTTTTGCCCGATCGGATCATCCGGAAAAATCTAAGTTTTCGGATACCCGGTGATATCGTTCGCGCGCCTTGATAAACCGGAGCTATAAAGCATGAATAATTTCCAACTTATCGCGTCCGACATGGACGTTACACCGCTGCTGTTGGCGATCAAAATGAAGCCGCACCTGTGGCGCGAAGATACTTACCTTCGAAACTACCCGCAGGGACCCTTTGGTGATGTCGAGTCCATCATGCTGCGTTTTCCTGTGAAAAGCGTGCGAGAAACCCAAGCAGAACTGGATGCGCATCTGAGTCAGATCGACCAGCACGAAAGCATCGACTATCCCGCCTACAAAATCTTGAGCGAAGCCCGACCCCTGATTATGTGGCTGATGTCGCGTGTCGGCGGCGAACGCCTGGGTCGCTGCATGATCAACAAAGTAAAGCCGGGTGGAAAAATTACACCCCATGCCGATACGCCAGCGCATGCCGAATATTACAGCCGCTTCCATATCGTGCTGCAGTCGAATCCCGAATCGCGTTTCCGCGCAGGTGAAGAGACGGTCAACATGGCATCCGGCGACATTTGGTGGTTCGACAACAAACAAGTGCACGACGTCATCAATCACGGCAGCACTGACCGCATTCACCTGGTTGTTGATATCCGGACGGCACGATGACAGTTCACTTCCAGGTTGAAAAATGGCGTGATGCGCTGCCGGAAATGGAACCCATCCTGGTCAAGCACTGGCGAGAAATTGCGCTGGGGCACGACAAGGTTCCGCTGGATATCGCGCGTGAGCGCTATCAGCACCTGTGTGATAACGATTTGTTGCACGTCGTCACCGCGCGCAAGGATGGCGTCATGGTGGGCTACCACGTTGCGATTATCAGCGGCCACCTGCATTACGAGAGCACCTTGCACGCCATCACAGATGTCTACTTCATCCTGCCGAAGTATCGCCTGGGGTTCACGGGTATTCGCATGTTCCGCTTTATCGAGTCGCAAATGCGGCAGCGTGGAGTAAAAAAACTGATCACGGGTACGAAGCTGCATCTGGATATCGGCGCGGTGCTGCGTTTCCTGGGTTTTGCGGCAACCGAAACGGTCTACACCAAATACATCGGAGATTAAATGAAACGCTATCTGGTGCGGTGCAAGCGCACCGCTTTTCAGGACCGCCCGCGCTTCTACTGCGTGATCGCCGGTGTGGTTGGGGCGGTAGGTGCCGTAGGTGCCATTTCATCGGCCAGCGCGGCCAAATCAGCATCAAGCAAAGCCGCCGCGTCGGCCAACAGGACTGCCGATGCCTCGGAGCGTGTCGCTAATGCCGAGCTGGAGTTTGCCAAGCAACAGGATGCTGACAACAAGATTCGCTTTGCCAAGGCCGATGCGCTGACTGAAAAAGTCACCAACAAGCAGCTCGAAGCAATGGATACAAATGCAGCCTTGGCAAAGGATTACGACGCCTACAACAAGAGCACGTTCCGTCCCTTGGAACAGAGCATTGTTGAAGATGCCAAGAAATATGATTCACCGGAAGAGCAAGAGCGCGCTGCCGGCGCCGCGTCGGCATCGGTCAAGCAGAACGTTGCCCAGGCGAATGAGTCCACCGCCCGCGCGCAAGCGCGCATGGGTGTCAATCCGAATTCCGGCCGCGCCCTGGTGACACAAAGCGAATCGGCGATCACTGGCGCCCTGGGTGAAGCCAGCGCTGAAAACACGGCGCGCCAGAACGTCAAAACAGTAGGCCAGGCGAAGCGCATGGACGCCGCCAGCTTGGGCCGCAACCTCGCCAGCTCGCAGGCGACCAGCGCGGGACTGGGCATCACGGCGGGTTCCGCTGCTGTCAACGCCACGGCTACCACGAACAATTCGGCCCTCAGCGGCGCCAGCACGGTAGGTGGCTTGTATAGCAATGCCGGTTCCCAGTTCACCAGTGCCAGCAACACCTATACCAAAGTGGCTGACGCGGCCACTGCCTCTGGCGCGGCGCAGGCCGCTGCGTGGGGGCAGCTGGGTGGTATGGGCATGGGGATGATGTCGAAATAATACGGTGCTACCGCTTGAATGAACTGAGAAATGAGGAAGTTATGACGTCTGTACTGGGTGGGTTTGTAGGAGGCATGCAGCAGGGCTACGGTTTTGTTGCTGATATGAAGAGCCGTCGAGCGGATGAAGAGCGCCGCACCAAGGAAGATGCGCGGCGCGAACAGGCGGCCGCATTTCAAGAGGAAACGCGGGGCCGCCAGCGGGCCGACTGGAAGAAGGAAGACCAGTACAAGGCTGATGTAGAAGCGCTGAACACCGATTACTTCCCACCAGCAAAAAAGCCCGCGCCCGCTCCCGCACTGGGCATCCAGGCCCCCAGCGCGGTGCCACAGACCGATATGCCCGCTGCGGAGACTCCTGCCGAAGCGATGCCGGCGCCTGCGAATGCCGCTGCCAGCGCGCCCGCGCCTGCAAGCGCTCCAGCTGTCCAGGCATCGACCTTGAGCGCCGCACAGGCCCAAGGCATGCCACAGGCGGCGCCGGTCCCTGGTGCGCCCGCCGTGGTGCCGCAACCGGCAGGTATGACGACGCCAGCGCCGGCGCACAAGCTGACCAACATGGCTTCCTCGATGGACTACTTTATCCGGCGTGCGGAAATCGACATGCAGCACGGGAAAATCGATGGCCCCGGCATGGCCGTGCTGTACAAGATGCGCAGCAGTGCCGCAAAGGAAGGCTTGAACGAGGCCATTCAGCTGCTCGCGCAGGGCGACAATGATGGCGCGATGCGCAGGTTTAACGAGAACGGCGATATGAAGGGCTGGAGCGTAGCTTCGTCCGTTGATGGGGTATTCGAGCACGCCGGCACCAAGTTGCCGACCAAAATCGTGACGGTCAAGGCCGATGACGGCAGTACCCGTACCCTCAATACCGCACAGGCGCTGGTACAAAACCAGAAGATCGAGGATCTCATTACGCAGGCCCAAAAAGGCACGGACATGGCAGACCGCCGCGCCGATGCCACAGCCGGCCGCAAGATACAGCAGCAAAATGCGGATACGAACGAGAATTATCGTCTCGACCAGGCCGACAATATGCGGGAACAACGCCGCCTGCAGGGCTTGGGCATCGATGCCAAGACCACCGCCGGGACCGCGCCAATCTGGGGAAAAGAAGACGATACTTTCCTCAAGGAACAGTATTCCAGCAAGGATGAGCTGTCAGGCAACAAAACCTTTGATGGCGAAGGGATGCAGTTTGCCAAACAGGTCGCCGTGGCGCGCTCGCGCTCGAATGGTGGCGATGCCGCTACGGCCAGCGCCTACGCCCTGACAGCCGACGCCAATCTGAAAGCCCAGGCCAAGGGTGACCCGGTCAAGTTGCGCCAGTTGCGCAGTGATGCCCTGCAAAAACTGGCGGCACCCTCGCCGAATCGCGCGGCAGCTGGCGATGCCGAATGGGCAGAGCGCACCGCCACCAGCCGCGCCGGCGCGCCGGCGCGCGAGGATGGACGTCGCCAAATCCTGATGCAAGAACTGGCAACGGAGAAGGACCCCAGCAATATTGCGGCCCTGAAACGTGAGCTGGCCGCGCTGGGTCCAGCGTCTGCGCCATCGCAAGGGCGCGGTGATACGGTCACCAATCCATTCGAGGACGCGGCCGGCACCGCTGGCCCAGCGCCTACCGACGCCCGCAAGCCTTCTTTTACTGTCGGCGGCATGTCTATCGCGGAACGTGACAAGCGCATGGATTTGTTCAACAAGACCGTCGGCGGCGGAGCCGATCGCTCGCGCTTTGCCGCCGGCATGGCCGCGCGGCAGGAGGACGTAGCCGCGAACTTCGACGCCAAGCTGGCGGCCATCAGGCCGAACATGCCGCGCGCGGAAGCGCAAGCCGTGCTCACGTGGATTGACGAGCAAAGCCAGGCCGGCACGCTGTCCAATCTGCAATTGGCGCAGGTACGCAAGGCCCGCCGCGCGGCGCGCATGTAGGACCGGCTCCGCCAGACCCATCCCATTTCATAACAAATACAATTCAATGACCACAACCAAAAAAACACAGCCGGCCTACCTGACCCGCGCCGACGATGAGCCAAACTGGGACGCCTTCGATACTTTCGTCGCACCCCAGGCACCAGAAAAAGAAGTACAGCACGCCGGCGTGATGCGCACGACGGGCGATATGGCCATCAAGGGCGCCCAGGGCGTCGTAGGGCTGGGACAGGCGGTCGTCGGCTTGGGTAGCTTGGCCACAGGCGGCCTGGTAGGCAAGGGCATGCGGGCAATCGGCTATGACCCCAAGGCGACGAACGAGTACCTGGGCGAGTACCTGAGCGACGACCAGAAGGCGTCAGATGCAGCCGTACAGAAGGAAGATACTTTCATGGGTGCAGCCGGCGCCATGCTCACGCATCCGCGCGCTCTGGCGGGTAGTATCGTGGAATCGCTGCCAGGCATGATCGCCGGCATGGGTGCCACCAGCGCGGTCGCGCGCGGGATTGGTGCACGGGCGGCCGCAGCCTACGGCGGCATGGGGACCGAGGCAGGCGCCACCGCCGCCAAGGCCGCCATCGAGAAGGCGGGCACCAAGCTGCTCGCCGTCAGTGGCGCCACCGAGGGCGCGCAAAGCGCTGGCCAAATCGCCGACGATGCGCAAGCTGCCGGGCGCAGCTATGGCCAGTACGCGCCGGCGGCCGTCGCTGCCGGCTTGGGCACTGCTGCCATCGGTTTTGGTGCCGGCAAGGTAATGGGCGACGCCGCCACCGATATCGCCACGGGCACGCGCACGCTGACAGGCGGCAAGGCGGCCAAAGTCGGCAAGGAACTGTTCAGCGAGGGCGTGCTGGAAGAAATGCCGCAGTCCGCCCAAGAACAGGCGTGGACCAACGTGGCGCAGGGCGAGAAAGATATCGGCAAGGGCGTGGCCAACGCAGCCGGTATGGGCTTGGTGACGGGCGCGACGATGGGCGCCGGCATGGGCATGTTGCATCGCGCGCCAGAGGCCACCCCAGTGCCGGCGCCGGTGCCGTTGCCGGATACCGGCCCCTTGTCGCGCGCGGCCAATGCTGCTGCGCAAGCCGCAGCGGATGCCAAGGCCGCACAGGCGGCCGCCAATCCACGTCCGGCAGCTGATTTGCCTTCCCTCGCCGACATTGACGCACGCATGGCCGAACTGCTGACGATCGGGCGCGGCACGCCAGCCCAGCGCGATGTCGATGCCGACGGCGGCAAGATTACCGTGCCGGCGACACCTGGCCGTCGCCTGACGCCGGAAGAAGTCAGCGAATTCGATTCGCTCAAGCAGGCGCGCGTTGCGCGCACCACCCTGCCGGCAGACCAGCAGGCCGAATTTGATGCCCTGCTGGCCGAGGAACAGGCCGCGCGCGATGCCAAATTTCAACCAGCCATCAAGGCGGCCGAAGCCAACCGCCTGGCAGCGGAACAAGCCGCCGCGCAGAAGCGCGATGCAGCCGAGCGCGCCGAAATCGAAGCAATGCTGCAAGCCGATGAAGACCAGCGTCAGCAAGACGACCTGGTTCGCCAGCAGCAGGTACTGGAAGACGTGAATACGCGCGTGGAGCGCGATACCCAGGCCCGGTCCCTGTCCAACCGGGCGGCGCTGCGCGATACCGTACTGGCCGATGAGGCCATCCCTGCGGAAGGGAAGAAAGACGCCTTTGCCGCCGCGCTCAAGCGCGAAGGATACCGTGTGCCTGTGCTCAACGAGATTGACCACCAGGAAATTGATGCTGCCAACCTGGCCGCCGCCCCCCTGCCCAGCGCGCCAAATGAGCTGATCGAGGCAGTTCCGGAACGCAAGCCAGCCGTACCCGCGCCCAGTGCGCCCAATACGCAAGCGGTTGATGCCGCCATCGCCGCCGGCATGCGCCTCAAGACCGCGAACGGCACGGTGCTGCACAAGCCGGGCTCAACCAAGATTTTCAAGCTCAGCACCGCGCAAAAATCCCACTACGTGGCCGCCATGGCCAAGCAGACGCAAGCCCAACCTGCCATCACGCCGGCGCTGGTTCCTGCCACCGCCCAGATGCCGGTTGCCACACAAGCCACCGAGGCCGCCGCCCCTCTAGCGTCATCAGCTCCCGTGCAGCAACAGCAGCAGGAAAGCGATATCTTGCTGGCGCAATCCCGTGAATTTGTACGGACCACGGGCAATGCCAGTATTGCGAAGCTGCAACAACACCTGCGCGTCGGGTACAACCGTGCGGCCCGCATGCTGGAAAGCATGGAGGCCGAGGGGCTTGTATCGCCCATGGCGTCGAATGGCGCGCGCAGCGTACTAGCCAGCGCCGCGCCGCTCGACGTGGCAGCGCATGCCGCCGCTACCTCGCCGCTCAATGACGTGGCACCACCGACGGATGCCCAGAAAGAAGCCGGCAACTATAAAAAGGCGCATGTGCGCCTGCATGGCCTGGACATTTCGATCGAAAATCCCGTGAGTTCGACCCGTTCCGGCGTCGATAAGGCTGGCCAGCCGTGGGAAAACACGATGCAGCACCACTATGGCTACATTCGCGGCACTGTCGGCGCCGACAAGGACCACATCGATACGTTTATCGGCCCGAACCACGCCAGCGATAAAGTGTTCATGGTCGACCAGGTGCAGCCCGAGAGCGGCAAGTTTGACGAACACAAGGTCATGCTGGGCTTTGATTCGATCGAGCAGGCGCGCGCTGCCTACCAGGCCAACTACGCTCCGAACTGGGCGGGCGGGCGCAATGTCAGCGAAACCACAGTCGCCGAATTCAAGAACTGGCTGGCCAGCGGCAAGACCAAGAAGCCATTTGCCAAGCTCGCGCCCGCACTTGCACCGGCGCCGGCCGCCGCCCCAGCGGCTGACACCGCGCCGGCGCTGAGCAAGCAGGCGTTGAACAAGATGCTGGTCACGGAAATGAGCGATGCGCAGCTGCTGCAGGCGCGCACCGTCTTTGCCGATGGCCCGCGCGGCCCGAAAATTGAGAAAGAAATCGCCAAGCGCGGCATTCATCCGCCGGCGGCGGCGCCGGTAGCGCAGGCCGCTACCACCTCCGTCCAGCCAGACAATACGGCGGAAGCTGGCATGCACACCAAGGCGACGGCGCCTGAGCACATCGATGTCGGCGTCGACGAGCGCGAGCTGGGCCAGATTGCCACAGAATTCAATACCGCCCAGGCGGAAATGATGGCGGGCGACCATCCCGTCTCCAACGTGTTCCAGCCGCCCAAGAAGGGGGAAGTGGTCCGCCTGGCTGAAAAGTCCAAGGTGTATCACAAAGAGCACGGCTGGATGACGCCCGCCGAGGCTAAAGTCATAATCGCGGAATGGAAGGCCCACGCTCAGGCGCAAGGGCAGGACCAGACCATCCGCAGCGCCAACGCGCAGCGCGTGGTGCTGTCGCTGTTCGATCTATCCGGCGAATGGTCGAAGCCATGGGAAGAGGCCGGCTATCAGGTCTACCGCTTCGACATTCAGGCCGACCCCAATGTCGGCGACGTGAACAATTTCTCGACCGGCTTTTTCGGCGACTGGTTCGGCGACTTCGACGGCATGGACATTTACGCCATCCTGGCGGCGACGCCATGTACTGACTTCGCCGTCAGCGGCGCCCGCCATTTCGCAGCGAAAGATGCGGACGGCCGCACGGTGGCCAGCGTCAAGCTGGTGCACCAGACCCTCAATACCATCGAATACTTCAAGCCGGCCGTATGGGCGGTTGAAAACCCCGTCGGGCGCATCGAGCGCCTGGGCGGCTTGCCACCATGGCGCCTGTCGTTCGACCCGAACCACCTGGGCGACCCGTACACGAAGAAAACCTTGCTGTGGGGCCGATTTAACGGCGATCTGCCTGTCGCGCCAGTCGAGCCGACCGAGGGCAGCAAGATGCACAAGCTGTATGGCGGCAAGAGCATGGCTACCAAAAATGCGCGCAGTGTCACCCCGGAAGGCTTTTCCTACGGCTTCTTCATGGCCAATAACGCCCATGATCAACCTGTCATGGCGATCGCCAACAAATACGATCGCCTGGACCGCACCGTGATCGAGCAGGCGGTGGCCGCCGGCGTGACCGAAGCCGAAATCAACCAAGCCGTTGAAGACCACTACTACATGGATATGGACGACGCCGCGGCGAATGAGGCCATCCGTGATTTGACGACCGGCAACATTGACCCGGACCTTGACCCAGACCCAGCGCCGACCAAGCCCAAGACAGCGGCCAACAAACCAGCTGAGAACGCACCGCCAGCCAAGAAGGACAGCGCCGCGCGCGCCACGCCGGACGATATGAAGCGCCATTCGGCGCAGGAAGCGCAAGCTGAATGGGCGGATGCGCGCGACGCCAAGCGCCGTATGCTCATGGCCCGCGTCGATCGGGCAGATCTGGCCGCGAAAGCGTGGGACGACATGACGCCGCGCGAGCACGCGCTGGTGCGCGAGGCGTTGGATGGCGATTTCGACGCCCCAATGTGGTATATCAACAACAAAGGCGACAAGGTCAACAAGTCCAGCATGCCGGTGGTGACCGAGAAGTCAGCCGCGCAGGTGGCCGACGAGCACGGCGCCAAGCACTGGGCCGATATGCAGCCGGCTGAACGTCACCACGCCCTGTTGAATCTTGGCCTGGGCATCGGTAAGGACGCCGATCAGGGCCAGTACAGCGCATGGGACCAGCTGGGCGGGAACGTGCGCACCGCCCTGGTCGCCCAGTTCGAGGCCAAAGCCCAGGCGCCGGCCGCCGCCGCGCCTTTTGCCGGCAACAAGCTGTTTACCGCCGACGCGGTCGAGAAGGCGCGCGCGCGCCTGAAGGCGAAACTGGGCAATATCAATGCCGGCATCGATCCCGAGCTCATGATGGACGGCATTACCATCGCCGGCGCCTATGTCGAGGCCGGTGTGCGTTCGTTCTCCGCATTCTCGAAGGCGATGGTCGAAGACCTGGGAGAGGCCGTGCGCCCCTTCCTGCGCAGCTTCTACGAGGGCGTGCGCCATTACCCAGGCCTCGACACCACGGGCATGAGCTCCACGAGCGACATCGATGCCATGGAGCAGGCCGGTACCGCGCCGCATACCCAGCCTACGAACGTGCAGAACGCCACGATCGGCGAAACGGTCAAGGTCGCGCCCAAGGCCAAGCAGGCGACCGATAAGGTCCTGCGTGCTGACTGGGGCGTGAGCCATATCGATGGCTGGGCGGCAATCGCCGGCGGCAAGAATGAGCAAACCGATTACGGCCTGCGTGGCGGCTTGAAAGACGCCTTCCTGAAGGATGCGCAAGCCTATCTGCGCGCCGTCTCCGGCGCCCTGCAGGCCCAAGGGTTCGTACCTTACCGGGACGACAAGGGCAAGCTGATCAAGGCCGTGAGCATCAACGAGTCCGGCGTGGCCGGTTCCGGTGACGTGCGCCTTGTTATGTTCCATCCAGAGAAAGAGCGCGGCATTTTCCTGCATATCGGCGATACAGCAATCCGTGGCATGGTGCCAAGCACCCCGTCCGGCATTGCGCTGATGATGCGTGTCGGCAACCAAGCCGACAAACATGGTGCCATGGGTCAAAACCGCTGGATGCCGGTGGACCTGCCGGCCGTCGATCTGGCCGATCATGCCGCCAAGGCCGTGCATGCTACCGCACTTTCCCGTTCAGCACTTGCCGTGCCGGCAACAATCAACGATACTGAAACCATTCCCGCGCCAGCGGCAACGAAGGAGCAACACCATGATTCCACCCCTACAGCCAGTACGCCTGCGATCGATTCGCCGGTGGCTGAAGGACAGCGACCCGCAAGCGGCGACGCTATCGTCCGAGGCGCTGGAAAGCCGCGCGCTCGCGCTGGACGAGACAATGCTCGAAGCGTTCGAGAGTCAGGAGGACGAGCTCAAGGCCAAGATGATGCGCGACAAGACGTGGGGCACGAGCGAGGGAATGACGCAGTTCCCGACCGATCGCCTGACGCTGTGGAGCGAAGTGACCAGCGAGTTCCTGCCGACTTCCGCCCCAGCCCTGGCGGACTGACCCGTGAAGGCTCCTGGTTCGACACGGCCAAGCGCAATGTCGACCTGATCGAACTGGCCCTCAAGATCGAGGGCGAAAACCGCCCGGCCACCCCGGCCGAGCAGGCGCAACTGGCGAAATACGTCGGCTTTGGTGCCTCGACCATTCGCAACAAGCTGTTCCCAATTCCGCCGGCCTCTTCCAAACAGCAGGAGCCGACGCGCCTGATCTGGCCAAGCCTGATTCAAGAAGCAAACTGGCGCAGCCTGGCCAGCCGCATGGAGGCCCTGCCGGCCGCGTGGCAACGTTCGGTGCTCCAGTCCTCGCAATATGCCCACTACACCAGCGAAGGCATCATCCGTTCGACGTGGGAGGGCATGCAGCGCCTGGGCTTTACCGGCGGCAAGGTGTTCGAGCCCGGTATGGGCATCGGCTCGTTCTCGATGCTCATGCCCGAGAACGTGCGCAACACCTCGCGCTATACCGGCGTGGAGTTCGACGGCCCGACCGCCCTGATCGCCCGCTTGTTGTCGCCTGAGCAAAACATGCTGCATGACGACTTCATCAAGCGCAAATTCCCGAAAGACTACTTTGACGTGGCGATCGGCAATCCGCCGTTCTCGCAAACGCAGATTTTCGCCGATCCAGATTACGAAAAGCATGGCTTCATGCTGCATGATTTCTTCTTTGCCAAGTCGATCGACCGCGTGCGCCCGGGCGGCCTGCTGGCGTTCGTGACCAGCAAGGGGACCATGGACAAGCAGACCGACAAGGCGCGCAAGTACCTGGCGGCGCGCGCCGACCTGGTAGGCGCCATCCGCTTGCCGTCGACGGCATTCGAGGATAACGCCGGCACGTCCGTCGTCACCGACGTCATTTTCCTGCGCAAGCGCCATGACGGCGAGACGCCAGCCGGCCAGCCCTGGGCCAAGGTGGCCACCATCGATACCCAGGATGGCCCGGTTGTAGTCAATGAGTATTTTGCCAACAATCCAGACATGGTCCTGGGCCAGAATCGCATTTCCGGCTACATGGACGATGCGGGCCGCCGCATCAACGCCAACGGGCGCGGCGGCGAGCAATACACGGTCGTCGCCTATGACAGCACGCCTGCCGAGCTCGATGCCAAGTTTGCGGCCGCCGTCGGCCGCCTGCCTGCCAACGTCTATTCCGTGCTGTCCCAATCGCCCGAAAGCGTGCAACGCGAGACGGCGAAGGTTGATTTCGACCCGAGCATCAAGCGCGAGGGCGTGGTCTACCTGGCCGAAGATAGCACCATCATGCGCGTCGAGAACGGCGTCGGCCATCCCCTCGATGCCGGCATGAAAATGAGCGCTGCGGACAAAGCATGGTTTTCCGGCTACGTGGGCATGCGCGACCTGGTGCAGGAAACGCGCCTGGCTCAGGCCAGCGATGGCAAGTGGGAAGTGGCGCTTGCCAAGCTCAATAAGGCCTATGACGCCTTCCGCGCGGAACACGGCCCCATCAATGATTTCCGCGTGCAGGTACGCAAATCGACTGACGAAGACGGCAAAACCGTCGAAACCGAAACGCGTATCTTCAAAAACCGCCGCCGTTTCCGTGAAGACTACGATTCGGCCATCCTGACCCAGATGGAAACCATCAATGAGGCTGGCGAGATCGTCAAGTCGCCATTCTTGCTGGGCCGCACCATCGGCAAGCCCATCAGCCGCGATGTGAAGACCATCGGCGACGCCCTGGCGGTATCGCTGGATAACACGGGCCGCCTGAATCTGGAGGATATCGGCCGCCGTATCGGCCTGTCGCGCGAGGAAACCATCGAGGCGCTGGGCAATCAGGTCTACAAGACGCCGGCCGGCGCATGGCAGCTGGCCGATGAATACCTGTCCGGTGACGTCGTCAGCAAGCTGGAGGAAGCAGAACAGGCCGCGCGCCTCGATGCCAGCCTGGCGCGCAACGTGGAGGCGCTGAAGGCCGCCCAGCCGGAAAAGCTGGGCCCGTCGCAAATCTCAGCCAAACTGGGCGCCTCGTGGGTGCCAGTGTCGCACGTCAACGCCTTTGCGGAGGAAATTGACGCCGGCGCAGTCACCTTCGACCCGAAAACCGAAACCTGGCAGGTCGACGGCGGCAACCTGCGCAGCCAGCGCCGCGCCGGTGCCGAATACGGCACAGCCGCGCGCTCGCCGTCCGAATTGCTGGAATCGGCGCTCAACAGCCGTTCGGTCAAGATCAGCACTAAGATTGATGACAAGGTGGTGACCGACCAGGAAGCGACGACGGCCGCCAATGAAATGCTCAAGAAGATCAAGGATAAGTTCAAGGGCTGGGTCTGGACCGATTCCGAGCGTGCCAGCGAGCTGGTCGAGCTGTACAACGCCCGCTACAACAACATCGCCCCTCGCCGGTTTGATGGGTCGCACCTGACGTTGCCGGGCGTCTCCATGCGCTATACCCTGCACCCGCACCAGAAGCGGGCGATCTGGCGCGTAGTACAAACGGGTGACACCTACTTGGCGCATTCGGTGGGTTCGGGCAAGACAATCGAGATGATTGCCGCTGGCATGGAGCAAAAGCGCCTGGGCCTGATCAACAAGCCGATGTATGTGGTCCCAAATCACATGCTGGAGCAGTTTTCCAACGAGTTCATGGAACTGTATCCGCTGGCCAACATCATGGTGGCCGACGATGAGAACTTTTCGGCCGAGCGCCGCAAGGCCTTCATCGCCAGCGCGACCCTGAACAACCCCGATGCCGTGATCATCACGCATGATGCCTTCCAGCGCATCGGCGTGAAAGAAGAATCCGTGGCGCCCATCCGTGACGAGATCCTGGCCGATCTGGAAATCGAACTGTCGAACACGGCAACGGATAGCGGCGCGCGCGTGCGCCGCAGCCAGCTCGAACAGCAGATTGAGGCAGTCACCCAGCGCTTTGACCGCATCATCGGCGCCGGCGGCAAGGATTCGACCCTGAAATTTGAAGATATCGGTGTCGATTTCGTATTCGCAGACGAAGCGCATGTGTACCGCAAGCTGGACTTCCACACTTCGCAGCAGATCAAGGGCATCGACCCGAACGGCTCGAAGCGTGCCCTCGATATGTACGTCAAGACGCGCTGGCTGCAGCAGCAGCGCCCTGGCCGTGCGATGGTCTTTGCCTCCGGCACGCCCGTCACGAACACCATGGGCGAGTTGTACACGATCATGCGCTACTTCGCCCCGGAAGAAATGGACCGCGCCGGCATCGCCTCCTTCGATGCGTGGGCGCGCCTGTTCGGTGAAGTCGCGCCGGCGCTAGAACCCAACGCCGCCGGCCGTTACGAGCTGGTCGAGCGCTTCGCCAAATTCGATAATGTGCCCGAGCTGATGAGCCGCGTGCGCCAGTTCATGGACGTGCTGACGTCCGAGCACCTGGGCGCGCTGGTCAAACGCCCTGACTTGATCGGCGGCAAGCCGAACCTGAACATCGTGGCACCAAGCGATGCCCTTGAGCACTACATGGCCAATGTGCTGGGTCCGCGCATCGAGAAGTCGAAGCGCTGGAAACCGTCGAAAGACGAACCAAACAACCCTGACCCGATCGTCTCGATTATCACGGACGGCCGCTTCGCCGCCATCGACCCGCGCTTCTTTGGCGGCCAGCTGGGCGAAGAGGGCAGCATCATCACGGATATGGGCGACAAGGTCGCGGCCAGCTACCATGCCGGCAAGGACAACGTCTATCAGGACCGCAGCGGCAACGACGAGCCCGTCAAGGGCAGCACCCAGCTGGTGTTTTATAACATGGGCTTTGGCGAGCAGTCGCAGAAGAATCGCGGCTTCAATTCGCGCGCCGCGTTCACCAAGCGCCTGACCGATGGCGGCATTCCGCGCGACGAGATCGCCTGGTTTGACGACGCCAACAGCGATGCAAAGAAAGAAGGCATGTTCAAGGACATGCGCAGCGGCAAGCTGCGCGTGCTGATCGGCTCGGCCAAGAAGATGGGCACGGGCGTGAACGTGCAGAAGCGCCTGGCGAAGTTGCACTATCAGGACCCGCCCTGGTTCCCGGCCGACGTCGAGCAGCCGCACGGGCGCATCATCCGCCAGGGCAACCAGAATGCCGAAGTGGGTATCGAGTGGTACACCACCAAGGGCACCTATCAATCGACCATGTGGCAGATGGTGGGGCGCAAGCAGCGTTTCATCGATCAGGCCTTTTCCGGCGACAAGACGTTGCGCAGCATGGACGACATGGGCGAGGCCTCGCTGTTCGAGCAAGCGGCGGCCGTTGCCTCGGGCGACCCGCGCGCCATCGAACTGGCAGGCCTGAAACAGGAAGTCGAGCGCTTCGAGCGCCTGCAGGCGGCGCACGCCAGCGAGCAAATCAACGTGCGCTCCGCGCTGCGCAGCGCCGAATGGCAGGTGGAATCTGCTCAGCGTGCCCTGAGAAGCTACGAGCCAGCGTTTGCCGCGATCGGCAAGCGACTCTATGCCTTCAACACGGCCAAGGTAGGCAAGGCG